CGGTGCATGAGAGTTAGGCTCATGGTACGAGATAGTGAAAATCCCCGGAGGTTTGTGCCTATGAACCTAAGTGCGGCTTGCATAACTGATGGCTATACGAAAAAGACCTCTGATGGTTAGTAGTATCGTCCGAGTTTTCCACCCAAGGGTGTTGCGCTCCGAGGAGCCGAAAATGAGGGCATATAGATATGAAAGTCGGATTTGGTTGAGTATTGTGAATAAGCAGAACTTCACTCAATCGACGCGAGTATCAGAAATGATATGCGCGATGTTCGATACTGCAATAGTTGCATGGGCGAGTTATGCCCCATGAGCCGAGTGCAGAGCCACCGCCGTGTCCTTGAGTTTATCATTGATAGAGCCGCTGACTGAGAAATCTTTCAGCGGCTTTCTTGAGTGATAAACTTTGTTATCACCAAAAATCTGTGAAAGGGGCATTTCAAAATGACCAGAGAAGAAAACACCGCTAAATTGGCACAGTTGCGCTCTGAAACCGAAGCCCTTGTCAAGGATTACAATGATGCAATCCAGAATGGCAAGTTTGAGGACGCTTCCAAAGCCGACAAAGCCATGACCGAGAAAATCAATGAGTACACCGCTACCGTTCGGGATATGTGCTTCGAGGATTGCAAGAACACTGATAATCCCATGCTTACCGCCGTCACGACCCTGTCCTTTGTGACTATCGGGGTTAAGGACGAGCAGAAGGGTGATGACAAGGTGCCGGTTCGCGCTATCGTGGACAAGGAACGGCAGATTGACCTGCTCAAGCTCCACAAGTATTGTGGTTCTATCGGCGCCAATGAGAATTGGTCGAGTATCGCGCAGAAGATGAACTTCTTGCTGACCGCGCAGAAGGCGGTTGACCTCGGTATCGACCCCAAGGTTGTCAATGACAGCTACGCTATGAGCGAAATCGCCCGTGAGTTTGACATGGGCAAGAATCCGACCAGCAAGACGAATCTGCTCAAGACTTTGCAGACGGTTATCACCGCCATGCTGGGTGAGCAGTACAAGGCAACGAGCCATGATGTCAACTTCCTGATGTCGGTTTATTCCAAGAAGAACCGCAAGGCGCTGACTGTGACCTGCGCAAATCACCGGTATTTCCGCAATTATCTGGCTGAGGTTTGCCACCGTATCGTTACCGGCAAGACCTATGAGCTGGATTTTAAGACCAAGAAAGATAACTGAATATCTCAGTGAGGGTATTTGAACCACCGCGAGCCCACGCCATATGGCAGTTGTTTTCTAATGGGCTTTCGTCGGTGGTTTTCTTATACCCCGAGCCGCACTGATGAGCCGTAATGACGGCGAAACGGTGGTATCTGAACCACCGTCTGCGGATATCCGACAATTCGCTAAAGGAGTTTTTCATATGTCCTATGATGTTTTCAAAGAACGAGTGAGAGGGCTTGTAAATCGCTCCGGTTCCAAAGTGAGTTTTCACCATGAGGACGGAAAGCACATCGCCCGTTGCTCTGATGGCATTACCATCATTGGTAATGTGCTTTGTCCGAGGGTTCTTGTTAAATGGGGCAGCGGTCATACCGCTTATGCCACAATCTGAGTTTTAATCGACCGATGCTGGTACGCCGTAGGCAAAAGGGAAATTGGCGGCGTTAAATGAGGTGGGGAGCCAACGCGGTCGCCGTAATGCGGCTTATCGAGTTTTCGGTAAACGGTCACAAGCCCGTGTAAACGCAGAGTGAGGAAAATCAAAAGCAGGAGGTTTCTGTATGGCTACATATACTGGGGTCGCGTATCCCCGTCAAAGGTCGAGAACAAGAAACCAGCGCCGCCGGAAACTTTTTGCCAGACAGAAGCTGATGGGCGTGGTTCTTCTTCTCATCACCATCGGAGTTTTCTGGATGGCATCCACAGGCACAACGTTTGAGGACAAGGACTGCACCGCAGCTTTGATTACTCTCCCGTTCGGTCTGTATCTGCTTTTCACGAGGCATATTGTAATCCAGTAATGCCTCGAAGTTTCAGCTCCTTTCACTACAACACCGTCGAAAACTTGCAATCATACAAAAGAGTTTTACTCAATGAAAAGTCTGAGGTTTCTTGAACGGGTTGAGTGTTAGCGTGGCTGAGCGATTTTCATTAGGAGGTCTGATAAATGTCAAACGCAGGAATCAAGTTATCTCCGAAGCACGGTCTTAATCCAACAATTCCGGTTTGCTTCTGGTGTGGTGAAGAACGCAACGAGGTTGCGCTTCTCGGTCACATTGGTGATGGTCGGAAACATGAGGATTTTGAAGCGCCGAGGCACATGGTTATCGACTATGAGCCGTGCGAAAAGTGCCGCGCAAAAATGGCGTTGGGCGTAACGCTGATGGAGGCTACCAGCAAGCCGAACAGCGTAGCCAAGGTCGAAATGCAGAAAGGCATTTATCCCACTGGTCGCTATGTCGTAATTAAGCGTGAAGCGGCGAGAAAAATGTTCGACAATATCGGCGGCAACGACAAAGCATTTGTCGATACCGAGCTTTTCAATCGGCTGGTCGAACATGGTTAAACGGCTCGGTTTTCCGGGGTTCATCGAACTCCGGTGGTACGGGTATGGCGGAATCTATCTGGTTGTCGGTCGGGTTTGGTTCACGCTAAAGCGAGGTTCGATGCCGTAAGGCTGGCACGGTACGATTCCGTGGGGTGGGTTTAATGGGATGTGAACCCTGTGCGCACAACCTGCCTAACGCTTAGACCCTGTATTGGTGAAGGTAAGTGAGGAGGCATCCAAAATCTGAAAGCCATTACGGGGCGTGCGGGACTACGAAAGTGTTCAAGTGGAGGAAATGCTGCCACCGCGTGGGAGTTGAAAAACAAACATGAAAGTGCATCCTTGGAAGGCTGGAGTTGAAAATAGTTTTTCGGAGTCGCGCCCGAACCTATTGAGGTAAAACCTTCTCCCATAAAAAATTGCGGGAGGTGTGAGACATGAGTTATGGGAATTACGAGTTCCGATATGTCCGAGGGCATATTGAAGTTTTTCTCAATGGTGTCTTTCAGTTTTCCGCTGACACCGTAAGCGAAGCGCAAGAGGAATTACAAGACTTCGCAAGTTAACAGAGGAATGGAGGGTTCCTTAGATGAGCAGCAAAATGAATCAGATACCGTTCCTCAGTTCTTACGAGGATGTACGGGCAGAAATGAACAGAGATTTACAGTACAGATTGAACAGTCGTACTGCGAGGACTTCTCTCGGACGCCCGCTTTACTATCGCATCAATGTTCAGATGATTACAACGCAGGAATGTCCGTTCTATTGCCCGTTTTGCTTGGAGCGGCAGAACCCGATGTCTGGCGATAATGACTTTGACGCACAAATCGAAGCGTTAAAGCGGGTTTTAGCCGAACACCCCGATGCCCGACTGTCAATCACTGGCGGCGAGCCGGGTTTGTATCCTGAGCATATCGCACACATTATTCAGACCTATAAGGATAATAGCAACAACGTGTTTTGCTCTATCAACACTACGGGCTTTAACACGGAGCTGAATGGGCTGGCTCACATCAACCTTTCCCGCAACGATTATGTCTGGGCAGACCCGTCTGGTTATCCGGGATGCACTGTGCAAACGGTGGTTGAGAATCCCACACTTGCTTTCATCAAAGAATATATGAAGCTGGAAGCGAGTAGCTTTTCATTCCGCTTCTTGAGCGGTCTCGAAAAGAAAGATTATCCAGTGGATGTTTGGAACGACTTGCAGAACGACCCGGAAATTGATGTTCACACATTCCGCATCGGAGATTTCTTCGTCTATGCAACCTTTGATTATGCAGGAAAACACGCCCGTTTAACGCTGGGCGATATGTGGCAGCAACGCCATAATGACTATGGGGATGGTTACTCCAACATCATCATCCATCCTGATGGTCGCATCACAACAAACTGGAAGTGAGGGTGGTTTCGATAAACAAGGAAGATATGATTAGCGAACTTGCGCAAAGGGCAGGAATAACCAAAGTGAGTGCCGAGGTCGCGCTCGAAGCGGTTCTCAGTATCATTTCTGATGCGCTTGTATCTGGCGACAAAGTCCAGCTCGTTGGGTTCGGAACCTTTGAGAGTAAGGAACGAGCAGCAAGAGTTGGACGCAACCCGAGGGCAAATATTCCGGTGAATATCCCTGCCAAGCGTGTTCCGGTGTTTAAGCCGGGTTCTACCCTGAAATCTGCTGTTGCAAACAGCAAGTGATTTTCAAATTTCAAAGATTAGGAGAGTAAATCAATGACTACTGAAAAGATGACCGTCCATAAGGCGCTCTGTGAGCTGAAGACGCTCGATGCTCGTATTCAGAAGAGTATCCAGCAGGGCACGTTCGTTTTTGCAAATAAGCACAGCAACAACAAGGTTGCTGGTGTCAGCATCAACACTTACAGCGAGGAAATCCGCGCTGCATACCAGTCTGCTAAAGACCTCATCGCTCGCCGCGATGCTATTAAGCGTGCAGTTACGCTGTCCAACGCTACTGTCAAGGTAACGATTGGTGGCAAAGAGTACACGGTTGCCGAGGCAATCGAGATGAAGAACCACGGTATCCCGCTGAAGCAGTTGCTTCTCAAGAAGCTGGACAATGACAATCGCCGCGCCCGTCTTGAGGCGGACAAGAACAATGGCGATATGCTGGAAATGCGTGCCGACGAGTACGTCAAGTCCCTCTACGGCAATGTCGATATGAAGGGAGCCAGCGACGAAATCAAAAAGGTTCGCGCTGACTTCATCGCCGCTCAGACGATGGAGATTGTTGACCCCATCAACATCACGACTGAGCTGACCGCGCTGGAAAAGGAAATCAACGACTTCGTTGTCGAGATTGATTCCGCCCTGTCTGTGTCCAACGCTCTGACTGAGCTGGAAATCGCCTATTAAGCAATCAACTTCGCTGCCGTCCGAAAACCCTGAATCATATGCCTTCTCTGTTTCCGCCAAATACAGATAAGTAAAGTAAAAAAGAATTTGGCTCCAGCCTGATAAGCTGCCTATACTGCTTTTGTAATGGGTTTTACAAAATCAAATTATGATGAAAGAGTCACTGCAACCAAGCGACATAAGATGAACGTCGGCTTGGTTCCGGTGAAATATCACTGTAAAGCTCAAAAATCAAAGCTGAAGGTTAAAGGCTTAACGCTTAAAGTTTTTCTTTGAATAAAGCTCAAGCCTTAAAGCATAAACACCAACCCTTTATAAAACCCAAGATTGATGGTTCGTCGGGTGTATATGTGACCGCAGGGAGTACCACTTGGCTGGACGGTAGCGAGTTGTTTATATAAAGCAGTTCAATCTGCAATACCTAATGCTTCAACAGCGCCGACATTCGGCGCACCACATGGGATGTAGTTAGGAGGCTCTACTATGAAAAAAGCACGAGACCAGCCCTAATCCAAGTGTAGCGGAGATTAAGTGCAATAGATTGAATGAGTTTTGGCGTCGCCGGTTCTTCGGCGGCGCTTTTTGCCGAGGTAGTTTAACTGGTAAAACATAGCACTGCAGGCTATAATGGCGGTTCAAGACCGGCTCTCGGCGCCAGTGGGAACGATGTTCATTCCTTGAGTATCGGAGCGCAAGGCTTATTGATGCAATCCGAAGCATTGAGGTATTAGTGTGGGGAACATCAAACGGCGGAGTTGACTTGGGTTTTATGCCGTAAAGTATGGGGATATAGCTCAGTTGGGAGAGCATCTGCTTTGCAAGCAGAGGGTCGCCGGTTCGAGTCCGGCTATCTCCACCACCTCATAAAAGGAGGAGCAACCAATGAAACCAATTAAGGTAAATGGAGTGGTTGTCCATTGCAGTGACTGCATCAATCATATGGTGAGTATAGATGATGCACCGTGCAAAGATTGCTGGAAGGTAATTTGCCACGCAGGAGATATAAGCAATGTTTGCCTTGAGGATATCGCCTTCTATCCTAAAGACAAAGAGCATTTTCTTGCCGTTGAGAAGATGGTCAAAAAATACAGAGACCAGTTTACAGCAATGAAAGTGGATGCGAAGGCACATGGTGTGTCCATCGAAGAACTCTGTAAACAGTATGCAAATCGCCGCACGTTAGAGTTGTGGGTAGATGGCATTCGATAAAAATGGCTTTGGTAAGGAGGGATGAACATGGAGCGTGGTGACTTCATATCAGGCGAGGCGTGGTGCAAATACAAATTTGAGCGTGAAAGCAAAAACGAAGAAATCGAGCGACTCCAAAGAAGGGTTGAGCGAGCAAGCAAAAACCTCCACAACCGAATAGTGTATGACAACATTGTGCTGACCGTTTTGAGTGTGACGATAATCGCAGTATTAGCTGGTTGGATATAAAAAATATGCAGGATTGGTGGAATTGGCAGACACGGCGGATTCAAGTCCCGCTGCCTCCGGCGTAAGAGTTCAAGCCTCTTATCCTGCACCATACAGTTTTGCCATGCGCGTGTCCTTCGTTCATTTGTAAGTTCCTTTCTTCGTACCTGCATTAAGATAAACACCTCCATCAAGTATTCACCTCCATCTTTTGCGGGCAAAACTGTTTGTGGGACTCAAGCGTGTCCACCTTTCTGGGCGCACCGTGATAGCCGGTCAATATACTTCCGTAGCTCAGTTGGTAGAGCACGGCACTTTTAATGCTGGGGTCACGAGTTCGAACCTCGTCGGGAGTACCAAGGTCAATTATATAAGGAGGTTCCTTATGGGAGTTCATATTCACATCCCTGCTGATGCAGTCTGGGGATTTTTTCAGGAAAGCAGAAAACGTTTGAACAAAGAGATGGTTCTCATTGCAGAGAACACCGACACGGAATATGCCGTGTACCTTACCGAGGAAAATGACCTCCCTGTTTTAGCTGTCGCAAAAGGCGACGAAAAAACCGAGTACAAAGAGCATTGCGTGAGTGAGGATGACTGTACAACGGTGGCGAAGAAGTTCTACACGCGCTATCTCTTCCCTGTTATGATTACGGATGACAAGTACATCCCAGAAGATGTTCCAGATAACGGGGAAGACGATGAAACATGGATGGATATGGAAGATGCCATGTATGAGCGCAACGATGAGCTTAGTTTGGCTATGGCAGACTTTCTTGCAATTGCGCTGCAGGAGGGCGACAACGACGGAACAAACATCTTGGAAGCGTATGGTTATGAGGTTGTCGATGAAATCCTTGACGGGTTTTTGAAAGAACTTTCGGAGGATTACGGTTTCCATATCTATCGACCGATGATTGTAACGGAGAAAGAAAGTGGCTGTGAAGTCTTTACAGAGTTTCCGTATGATGAATATGATATCGACGGCGTGGACGAGCCGGAAGATAAAGAGGATGAAACTGAGACGGGCGAATAACCCGTCTCTTTTTATTTGGGGAGTTGACCGAGTGGCTTATGGTGGCGGTCTTGAAAACCGTTGACGGTGAGAGCCGTCCGTGGGTTCGAATCCTACACTCCCCGCCAATTAAATGATGATGGATGGAGGTAACATATGCCTGAATGTTTGGATAATATGCCGTGGCGTTCACTGAAGGGGCTTGGGGATATGGCGCCGGACTTCCTTAAATTAGGCGACTTCAAGAATGTCAGACTGACGGACGGCACGATGGTTCAGTTTCGTATCATTGGATTTAGACATGACGTTACGAAAAGTGGTCGTATCCTTCCACTGAGCTGGGAAATGGTTGACTGCCTCCCAAAACGGCATCGCTGGAATAGTGACGATACCAACAGAGGTTCTTGGGGTGCAACAGAACTGTTTCACAAGATGAACGATGAATATGGTGAGATTTACCAACTCATGCCTGCCGAGATTCTTGAGGTGGTCGAACCTGTAATCAAGCTCACTGCAAACACCTATGACGGAGCGAATGAATTGCTCGAAACGGAGTGCAAATTCTGGATTAAGTCTGAAAAAGAAACTTTTGGGCGAAATATCTATTCAGCACCGGGTGAAGGTCATTGGTATGAGTATTACCGGCAGGAAGATGTGCCTTGGGGGAAGAAGCGTAATGGTTCCGCTGAGTACACTATGCTGCGTTCTCCTTTTTGCAACTCCAGCACCTCCTTCTGCTTTGTGGGCACGAACGGCAACGCGACCACTGGCTACGCTAGGAATTCCTTTGGCGTCGCCCCGGCTTTCAGCTTCTAATCTGTGTATCAAAAGCATCGGCACCACGGAAGTGGTGCAAGATAAAACAACAACCACTGAGGTAATCGCTTCAGTGGTTTTTATGTCCACAATGGCTCCAACCTCCTCGTGGTGTGGGCGGATAGTCGCAAGACGAACTAATAGGGGTACATTTGAAATCAAGGAGTACATACACATGGCAAAAATCGTTATCGCAGGCGACGCAGTCGTCGTCACTTCCGCAATGAAGCTTGAGGACATCAAGACCATCGAGAAGTATCGTCCCAAGGAGCTCGTCCTGAAGGGCGGCGAGGATGGCAAGGAGCCCATCTTCGGTGTCGGCACCACTCATGGTGCAGGCAATATCAACGCAGTCGGTGCGTCTTTCGGTTCCGAGACCCGTGACGATGACAAGCTGGCGTGCATCACCCTGTTCCTCGACGGTGTTACCGGCGATGTGAAGGACTGGGTCGCTGACCGCCTCGGTGCCGCCATCATCAACCTCAACAAGCTCGAAGAGAAGCTTCCCGCTGTCCTCGAAGAGATTGCGGCTGAGAAGGCAACCGTGATGAGCAACATCACCGTCGCTCAGTAAAAGACACCGCAACGGGGCGGCATAGCCGCCCCACCATTTTTCAAGAATTAAAAACGAATAAAAGGAGAATACATAATGATTAAGGTTACTGTCGGCAACAATGTCAAGCGTGAGGCTGTCATCATCGACGAGAACACCACTCTGCGTTCCTGCCTTGAGGCGAATGGTGTTGACTACACCCGTGGTGTTATGCACCTCGATGGTTCTTCCCTGAATCCCGGCGACCTCGATAAGACCTTCCAGCAGTTCGGTATCACCGAGAAGTGCTTCCTGCTGAATGTCGTTAAGGCGGATAACGCCTAAGTTCCAACTTCAGAGCCGCCCTTTATGGGCGGCTCTTTTCATGGGGAATTGGTGGAAGTGGAAGACACAACAGATTTAAGTCCTGTTGGCGTAAGCCGTATCGGTTCAAGTCCGATATTCCCCACCAAGATAAAAAATGAATAGAGGTGTTTCTGTGTTCAAGACAAGTATTGCATCGACACCGTTTACGTCGGAAGCAGCTAATAGTTATTTCCAGAACATTACCGGAGATTACTATGGCGGTGATTGTTCATTCCTTTCAACGCTTCGTGCACTGGTTGCACCTCGAATCAAAGAGGGCGAAAGCGTTTATCTAACGTTCGGTTCGTCAAATTACAATAGTGGCGCTATCAATAGCGTTCCGGCGGAACGTGCGGTTGGTGCTATTTGTAGCAGATATCGAATGGATGACAGCGGCGTTCTTATGGTTCACAGTTTTAATGCTGACCAGAGCGGTAATCTGACCTGTATGCAGATTATTGAGAAGAACTTCACGTCAGTGTACCCTGAATATCATCGGCTTGATAAGGTCAAAGCATTTTACCGTAAGTCATTCAACGTTGACTGTTACATCAACCCAGACAAGAAATCGGTAATCGTCTTCGTTGATAACCTCGATATCAAGAAGATGCATTACCTGCAGGTGTCCATCCTTGCATTTATGCCGTGGTATCTGAATCAGGATGACGGTTTGACAGAGGACGAACTTGCACTGATGCAATCTCTGCGTGAGACGAATTCTGCAAACTACGAGAAGTATATCTCAAAACTCGGCGAAGGGTACGATTTTAGAACGGCACGGATTCGTCAGTTGCTGGGTGATTTTGAAACCAGATACGAACGCATTGAATGCGATTCGGTTCGCAATGAGATTGTGTCGATTGATGAAGAAATCCAGCGGCTCAATGATGCCATCGGCGCGTATCTGTCTCGGCGTAATGACAAGTGCATCAAGCTGATGGGGCTTGAACAGAGGATTGCCGAAGGCGGCGGAGACTCCGAAATTATGGAGTATTTCCTTTGTAACAACCGTCTTGTCCTTTCTCGGGTGAGCAATACGGATATGTATTTCTCGGTCAAAGATTATCTCGAATACTTTGATAGAGAAATGGCTGAGCGGTCAATCAACAACAGGAATAGCTACATTTATCGACCGGACGGTGGTGCTGGTCACAATGCGGCAGCGTCAGAGAAGATGCAGAAGCTGATGCGAGAGATTTTTGTGAACGAAAATCCGCGCCTGAGAATCCGTTTCTGCGCAGCGTATAGATTCGACTTGAATGGTAGCGTTTCCCCGCAGACCGGCGACTTTTCTGATTACACATTCGACGGTTATATGCCCAATACACACATCGACCGGTTCCATTGTATGGGCAATTACCTCAGAACTATCAATGAACTGTTGAGACAGAGAAATTATATTGGAGCCCTTGAACAGTGTATTGCATCCTGTAAGAGTCTGAACTTCGGTGACAGTGCAGTTATGGGCGAGTTTATGAAAACGATGTGGTCGAACGGTTCGGTCAGTCGTTGTATCGAATTGCCAGATGGTCGTGTTGTAAAGCCGAATGAGGCAATCAGATGGCTTGAAGAACAGGAGGCACAGAATGGGCAGGCGGAGGAGGCGCAAAATGAGCAGACCAATTAAGTTAACGCAGGAACTCATTGACGAGTGTCGTCAGGACTTTGAGAAGGCTTTGTCTCTCACAAAGCTTTCGGACGGTAAGCTTTCTTTTACCAAAGCGTTTTCGTGCGGTGACAAAAAAGCGGTGGTCTACTTCAGCACAGAAGCATGGGCAAAGATGGTTATGCTCATCAAGGAGTTCGATAAAGAGGTCGCATGGCATGGCGTTGCACGCCGAGTCGAAGACGAATCGCTCGACGAATATGTCATCGACGATATCGTTGTCTACCCGCAGGAAGTAACCGGTTCAACAGTCGAGATGGATACAGAGAAGTACGCTCTGTGGATTCAGGAAAACATTGAAGATGAACGCTTCAATCACATCTATATGCAGGGGCACTCCCATGTAAATATGGGTACGTCGCCATCATCCGTTGACCTCAACCATCAAGAGGAAATTCTTGGGATGCTTGGCGATGACGACTTCTACATCTTTATGATTTGGAACAAGTCGCTTGCAAGTACAAACAAAATCTATGACCTCAAGAAGAATGTGATGTTCGAAGATAAAGACATCACAGTCAAGATTGTCGGTCAGAACGAAGGTCTCGATGAGTTCATCAAGAACGCGAAGGATATGGTAAAGTCCAAGCCCTATGTGTATGGCGGTCAGAACGGATACGGCGGTTACTACAATCAGGGATACAGAGGCGCTCCGGCTGGTGCTCCGTACAATCCGCTTGCAGGCAAGACTGACGATAAGAAGGACGAGAAAAAGGACGACAAAAAAGACAAGTCATCTGGGAAGAAGGACGAGGACGAGAAACCCAGAACCAGAATCGGTGCCGGTTGGCATGGACGAAATGCCTGTCAAGAAACGATGCAGGGCTGGGAGGATGAAGAGGACTACGACCCTTATACATACTTAGGAGGTAAGTAATATGGCGATTGACCTGTCAAAGAGCTATGAATATTTTCAGCCTGAGAAGGTTGATTGTAGAATCCATATCGTCGGGTGTGGGTCTGTCGGTGCGACGATTGCGGAACTGTTGGTTCGCTTGGGTCTCACGAACATCGCACTGTGGGACATGGATACAGTAAGCCCGCACAATCTGGCAAATCAGATTTTCCGACAGCAGGACATCGGGCGCTCTAAGGTCGAGGCACTGGCAGATATCCTTTTCGATATCAATCCCGATGTCAAGGACAGTCTGAAACTGTACAAGGATGGGTGGAACGGGCAGCAGATGTCTGGCTATGTGTTCTTGTGCGTTGACAACATCGAGCTGAGAAAACAGATTGTCGAAAAACATTTCGACAATCCGTATGTAAAGGCGATGTTTGACTTCAGAACCTTGCTGGAGGCAGGTCAGCACTATGCTGCTGATTGGTCTGACTACAAGATGAAGAAAGACTTCCTCAATTCCATGAACTTTACGCACGATGAAGCGGCGGAAGAAACTCCCGTTTCAGCCTGCGGCATTACGCTTGGCGTTGTAACCACGGTCAGAGCGATTTGTGCTTTGGGAGTGAGTAACTTCGTCAAGTACATCAGGGGCAAGGGCTTAAACAAGCTGATTATCTGCGACGCATTCCAGCCGCTGCTGGATGCGTTTTAATTTTCAAAAAGAACGAAGGGAGGGGTAAGGTATGGACACGACCGTTGGTGCCCTCAAAGTTGGTACACAACTTGTGATGGGTAAGTACGGTGTGGACAAAGACAGCCCGCACCCGATTGTTTGGCTGAAAGGTAATCCAAACTGTGATTTTATCACAGAAAAAGCTATCGACTACCTGTGCTTCGATGCGGCGGAAGAGACTGGGCATTATAGGCGTGTTAATAATGCGAAGTATCCAGTGTCAAATCTGTTTTCGTTCTTGAACAGTGACCAGATGATGTGGTATCACGCAATGCACGATAATGATTCTTCGCCCGGTGCCTTTGTGAGGTATAGTTATGCTCGCTATGAAGACCATTACGGGTTTCTGTATTTCTTTGAAGACCACGAGATTGCTTCTTTGGTTAGGAAAGAGTATGTGGTCGGAGAGAACCGAGTGTCTTCGTTGATTCGCCTACCATCAATTGCAGACATTTTTAGCCTCCAAGATGGGCGGCGCTTTGACTTATTCAAAAGAAAAGGCATTCGTCCGAATCCGACAGCCGACTTGTTCGACCTGAAAGCTCGTTATGCAGGGCTTGATTCAGACCGTGGATTTATGAGCTTCTGGCTGTTAGACGATGTTGAGACCGAAAGAGCGGCGATTTCGAATCGTTCTGGTGTGTTAAACAAGCTGACAGCATCAAGCTGTTCCGGGGTAAGACCGGTGTGCACGTTGAGCCCTGACACGATTGTCGAACAACGAGAGGACGGCGTGTTTTTCATCAAGCCATTCACAACTCAAAATGTCTTTACGGACGAAGAACTGTTTGAATTATTAGGTATGGCGCAGCCTTAATGCGCCACAGACTGTAACGGATTTTCTCGTAAGAGAGCTTTACGCCAAAGGCTAAAGTAACAAATTGTCGGGAGGATGACCCCCGGAGGATGACGCGGCGGAACCCTGAAAGCAAACCGGCTGCCACGCGTCGGCAGCATCGCGCCACAAAACCAACCAAATGTCAAGCACTTTTCGCCAATTCTTTGATACACGGGCGAAATGTACTAACATCAGACTCATGCTTTCAGTCGCAATGAAATCAAAGAAAAAAAATCTCGCATCTCGCAAGAGCTCGCACCACCTCCCACAGGGACGACGTAGTCTTCAGACTTAGGAATTCTGGGAAGCAGCAGACATATGTAGGTTACAGTTAGTTATTGGACAAGGAGGGGAAGAAATGGTCTATATCACTGTTAGGCAGTCACCGATTTATCATCAGATGACACTGGAAGAGTACCTGTTTCAAAACTATCAGACACCTCCGGTTGTCAATGCCAATATTGCAAACACAAGAACATACGAGGTCGAAAATGTCAGTGAACATTTTTCCAGCAAGATTGGTGTTGAAGCTTTAATCGGAAAACTCGTGCGATTTAATAACGATACAGCAGAGCTTCGTGCAAAGGAACGGAGCGAGTTGTATGAGACCTTTTACATCCCAAAGAAATCTGGCGGTCTTCGTAGAATCGATGCGCCAAAGGCAGAGCTGATGGACGCCTTGAGAAGACTCAAAACGATTTTCGAGGATGATTTCCATGCACTCTATCATACTGCCGCGTTTGCTTATGTAAAGAAGCGGAGCACAGTCGATGCGGTTAAGCGTCACCAGAAGAACAGCAGCAAATGGTTCGCAAAGCTTGACCTGCACGACTTTTTTGGCAGCACAACATTGGATTATGCCATCTCAATGTTCTCGATGGTTTTTCCTTTTAGTGAGATTGTAAAAGAGCCACAGGGCGAGGCAGCATTGCGGACAGCTATGTCGTTAGCGTTCTTAAATGGTGGGCTACCGCAAGGTACCCCAATTTCACCGCTTATCACAAACGTAATGATGATTCCGGTTGATTTCAAACTGTCGAATACGCTCCGTAATTTTGAAAAACAGAGCTTCATTTATACCAGATATGCGGATGACTTCATCATTTCATCCAAGTATGATTTTGATGTTCGTTCTGTTGAAGAGCTGGTAGTAAGTACATTGAACAGCTTTGGTGCCCCGTTCACAATCAATGCAAGCAAGACTCGGTATGGTTCATCAGCGGGGCGCAACTGGAATCTTGGCGTTATGCTGAATAAGGACAACGAGATTACGGTCGGTCATAAAAAGAAAAAGCAGTTCCAGTCAATGCTGTACAATTACATCACAGATAAGAACAATGGTGTCGCTTGGGAGCGGAATGATGTACAGGTAATGTATGGTCTGCATAGCTATTATCGTATGGTCGAAAAAGAGACCATCGACGCAATTGTAGCTTACATCAACAAGAAAATGAATGTGGATGTAATCCGCATGATGAAGGACGACCTGCGGTAACGTCTATAAATAACCCGCAATCCTGTAATGCATAATTGCGAAAGCAATGCTTATCGCCAAAGGCATAAGTAACAACTTGATAGGGAGGAAAACCTCCCCGGAGGCGCATTCATCTGCAGACTCAAGTCATCCTTCGAGGCTGCGAACCACCGGTGAGCAGCCCGAATCACTTGAATCCATTGTGCCACAATGGATTCAACGAGACGACCAAAAGATGTCGCACGCCAGTCACTGGGTGCCGGAGCTCCTCCTCGTAGGGAGCTACCTCAATGTAGATTACAGGATAATCAAATTATCATTTGCAGTGAATAACATTTCGTAAGGAATGTGCTTCACGCCAAAGGCTGAAGTATCACTTTGCTGGACAGCACAATTCCCCGCCCGCAGCCTGCTGCGAAGGCGCCTAAGCTCGCTGTACAGCTCATTAAAACTATTCTGGATGTCTTGTCATCTCCATCCGATGAGCGACCGTCGAACCCATTGTCTCCCAATGATTTCATCATCGCCGCTTAGGATTTGAACTCGCTTTCAGCTCATCTAAATCCCGTCGCTACAGGAGATAAACGAAGAAACCAGAACAGAATATACATATGGACTGCAGATGAGAAAGGAACTGAGCATGATTTATGTCACTGGAGATACACACGCAAACATTGATATTGCCAAGCTTAATACAACAAAGTTCCCACAACAAAAGGAATTGACGAAGAATGATTTCGTAATCATATGTGGCGATTTTGGACTCTGCTGGGACGGTTCGCATCGAGAGATGTGGTGGCAAGACTGGCTGACAGCGAAAAACTTCACGACACTTTGGATTGATGGCAACCATGAGAACTTTGATATGCTCTACCAGTTCCCGCTGATTGACAAATTTGGCGGAAAGGTGCGTGAAATCGCTCCTGACATCTATCATCTGGACAGAGGGCAGGTGCTCACGATTGATGGAAAGAAAATCTTCTGCATGGGCGGTGCTCGCTCTGTTGATAGAGAGTATCGCGTGGAACATATCTCATGGTGGAAAGAGGAAATGCCGTCCAGAGAAGAAATGGAACGAGCGATTGCAGCGCTCGAACAAAATCATTGGTGGGTTGACTATGTAATTACACATTGTGCGCCAAGGAGTGTTCAGACTCTGCTCGCAAGCTGGTACGAGAACGACCCGATGGTCAGCTTTTTAGATAGGGTTTGTTCCGACCTCACATTCAAGCGGTGGTTCTTTGGACATTATCATGTGGACAAGCAGGTCAATGAGCAGTTTATTGCTCTGTATAATAAAGTAATCCCGATGGAGTGGTAAGCCTAACGGTAAGGCAGCGGTTTGCTAAACCGTGAGTAATCCGAAAGGATGTGCAGGTTCAAGTCCTGTCCACTCCGCCAAGGGGTGTGGTGCAATGGCTAACATAGCGGTCTCCAAAACCGTCAGATGGTGGTTCGAATCCATTCACCCCTGCCAGTTGTTGGGTAGCTCCCAACTGATGTGAGAGATTATCGGCTTACCTCACAAAGAATGAAAATGCTTGCTGAAAACTGCGCTTGTCTTGATGCGTCAAGACCGGTTTGACCTGACGGAATAGGGGCTACGACTTTTCGGAGCGTAGTTGCCGGTAGCGTGTGACAATCTAAGCGAGAAGCCGACCATGCGGTGTTGGTGTTCAACGGTTAGCACTCCGGTCTTCCAAACCGGTGGTGCCAGTTCGAGTCTGGTACGCCGCTCCAAGTAAGAAACCATTAAATTATGCGTTAAAGGAAATGCCTTTACGACACGTCAGAGCCTGCTCTGGAAGTCGGTTACAGGTTGGTTTGGCGGGACGCCGCTGCATGAGCCTGCAGATATAGGGGTATGGTGAAGCGGTAACACAGCGGACTTTGACTCCGTTATTCGTAGGTTCGAATCCTACTGCCCCTGCCAAAATCATCTTTGGTATTAGAGCTTGTTTTCTATCCCTGCAATCCCTTATGCCACGATGATTTATCCATGATTCTCCTTTCACGCTATCAAAACTGCCATCATAGTGAGTTTGTATTGGTGGTGTTAATGACATCGCCATAGTTTCAGGATGGCATCTATGCTGGAATAGCTCAACTGGTAGAGTAACGCTTTCGTACAGCGTGGGTTCTCGGTTCGACTCCGAGTTCCAGCTCCATCTGCTCTGTTGGTCATGCTTACGTTTGTACGGTTAGTTCATCACTCAACTGTTATCTCTGTAAGAGACACAGCCGGGTGCACACGGAGTCCTACGGGCGCAGGGCGTATCTATGCTGATGTAGCTCAGTTGGTAGAGCAGCACCGGAAGTGCGAGCCGCTGGTTCGAGCCCTGTCACCAGCTCCAACGGACTGACATATCCGTTTTCCTTTCTGCCCCGGCACGCACTACTAAGCATTGATGGCGATGCTTATGGTGAGGATGGTTCGAACCCATCAGTAGTGCGTGTGTGTTCGGAAACAAAACCATTATATCTGGGTGTAGCACAGATGGTAGTGCGCTTGCTTTGGGAGCAAGATGTCGGGGGTTCGAGTCCTCTCACCCAGACCAATTTTATAGAGGAGGGTTGCCATGTATCTGTATCACGGTACTCCGGCAGATTTCGATGTACCAACCCTGAACAAGTGTAAGCCGCACCGAGATTTTGGATGCGGCTTTTATCTTGCCAAAAATTATTTCGATGCCTTGCCGATGGCAGTCAAAAACTCTCGGGTGGGATATGTCCAAACATATCTGCTCACAGACTTGGATGGACTCTCTGTTCTGGAGTTTGATGAAAGGTCTGAGGACTGGCTTCGGTTCGTGGTTTCTTCAAGGCTCGGCACCGCTCCAAATGTCGATTTGGTAATCGGATATATGGCTGGCGGAGGAAGTAATTTGAAAAGTAAATTTACAAAGCTGAGAAATAGCAATGTGTCGATTGACGTGGCGGCTACAGCAATGCGAAAAGAGTTAACCAGTACGCAGCTTGGCGTACAATATGCGTTCCTGACAGAGAAAGCATTGTCCAAGCTCGTTAGGGTCTCAACTGAAATAGTGGAAATGGAGGATTAAAACATGACAAGGAATGAATTTATTGACAATATCACTGAGTGGTATGAACTGAAAGACTTTTGCAGCGACTTTGACTGCGATGTCTGTGAGGACATCTATGACGATGATGATTACGATGACATCGTCGAAGAAGATATCCGCGATGCTATCGCCGACTACGGTTGGAGGGACATCCGAGACTTCCTTGGCAACCTCCCCAGCGGGTACTATTACTACCGTCGTAACAGCGCCTTTGATTATGATGGTCTCGATGACGATGACTTCGAAGACTACAAAGAGGATGTCCTCGAATGGGGCGATGACTACGGCGCATGGGACGACGAGGAAGAGGAAGATGAAGAGTACGCCGATGCAGATGACGACTTCCTCGATTCTCTGGAAGAGGAACCCGACGAAGACGAAACCATTGAGGAAGAGGATTTCTCCATCGATGACCTCATTGGTATGTGCAGTGTAGTGTTTGTGGCTATCCAGAATGATGAAGTGGAAAAGCAGCAAGAAGAAGACGAGGCGTTCGCACAGCTCCTGAGCATGGATGGAAGACGAATTGTAACCTAAAACATAAGCGGATAACCGCTATGATACAGACCGCTTTGAAGATTGACTACATACATATGCCTCAGCAAAACGTGTAGTATCTTCTCGCTTGAAGCAGAAGAAAAGATTTGAGTTCTTCATTTTTAGCCTCGCATTTCCGAGGTTATAATTTTTATTCAGCGAATAAAAATAATAACCCGGAAATTGCTTGCTAAAAATGTCACTTTGTGCACATGGGGCTTCTACAATAATCACGCCCCATGCGGAAAGCGGTCGGCAAATTGAGAACGGAGGCGAGTCCAATGACAGACAAGAATAGGCGAAAACTTCAAGCGAAGAAAGCACGCAATTTCTGGACTTGTGCTCGCCCCGTTACTCAAATTGTTCCAAACAAACGAGCCTATAATCGTAAGCGTGAGAAAGATATTCGCTGTAAGTATAAGGAGGGCGAGCAAGAATGAGATATCAGAGTACCCCGGAAAAAGAATTTGATGGTGACATTATCATTACAGACCCCTGCTACATTATTCGCAATGAAAACGGGATAACTAAGAATGACTGGCATTATTGTGAGTACGGTGAATATATGGAGCGACTTGGGATTAAAAATTATTTGACCCATGACACCATCTATGGAGACTGGGGATGCACAGTTTTTGATTCTGACACAAAGAAGCCGTTGGGTCGGTTCTGTGCAGATGCCGGTCTTGTATCTGTATTTCTGCTGCATGAAGTTCTTGCCTATAACCCAAACTTCAATTATCACTTAGAGAGACCGTGGACAGCTACCATAATTCCAGACTTCAAAGGGACTATTCAAATCGAAGTTGTAAAAGAAACCGGTACCCACGAAAAGGACTCCGAGTATTGGAAAGCGGGAGAAACTTGGGAAGATTACCTCGTCCATGTTGTTGGACATGGTGTAAACAAGAAAACAGGCAAAGCGATAAACTTTATTAGCAAACAAACGTCGCTGTGAGATGGAGGGTGAAGAATGAAGGTTCTTGTTGTCGTTGATATGCAGAACGACTTTATTGATGGTGCGCTCGGGACACCAGAGGCACAGGCTATTGTGCCGAAGGTCGTCAAGAAAATCGAAGAGTTTGATGGGGAAGTTTTGTGGACACAAGACACCCATTCTGATGATTACATCGAAACGCAAGAAGGAAGACTGTTGCCGGTAAAACACTGTATATCTGCAAGTAATGGCTGGCAGATTCATAGCTCAGTCAAAGCAGCAATTCAGAGCAAGCATCCAGCGGATGACCAGTTGAATGGTTTCGAGAAGAAAACGTTTGGTTCATTAGCACTTGCTGGTCGCCTATATCCAAAAGTTGCGTTTGGTGATGGCATAGAAGAAATTGTCCTTGTTGGTCTTTGTACCGATATCTGTGTTATCTCAAATGCCTTGCTGCTCAAGGCGTTTATGCCGGAAGTTAAGATTACAGTCGATGCTTCCTGCTGCGCTGGCGTGACACCAGAGAGTCACAAGACTGCACTGTCGGCAATGAAAATGTGCCAGATTAACATCGAGAACGAGGGGGTCACGGCATGATTCTTGTCAACGACAAGCAGGTCGAGTTTACAAAGTTCCCCGATGGTACAACCTCTTTCAGGTATAATCCGTTTGGCTCAATGACACGCATCTTCAATATCACATGGAAGTATGACGGCGATGAGGAGTGCATCCTTCTATGGTATCTGGTAAATCATATCCGCGACCATGACCGGGACGTTCGCCTCCGCTTGCTGCTCCCATACATTCCAAATGCCAGAATGGATAGAGTAAAAAATGCGGATGAAGTGTTTACGCTAAAATGGTTTGCGGAGTTTATCAACACGCTGGATTTTGACGACGTGTTAGTCGATGACCCTCACTCGAATGTATCAGCAGCATTGCTTGACAGAGTCAAGGTATATGACGCGCAGCCGCACATCCAGAAAGCTCTGGACAAGTTGGATGACAAAAATGTGTTGCTGTGCTATCCTGATGAGGGAGCAGCAAAACGATATTCATCGCAAGCTGGTAGAGAGTATGTGTTCTGCATCAAGCACAGAGACTGGCGCACCGGGAAAATTGAACGGCTGGAACTGACGAGCCCAGAAAAGGTTACCGATAGAAATGTGCTGATTGTCGATGATATTTGTTCTCGCGGTGGCACATTCACTTTTACCGCTAAGGCACTAAAAGAGGCTGGAGCAAATGAAGTGTATTTGTATGTGACTCATTGTGAAAACACGATTCACAGCGGAACGGTTCTCACGGATGGCTTAATCCGCCATGTGTTTACAACAGACAGTATCTATCGCGGAAACAGCGAAAAGATTTCGCTAATCTAATCTTAAAGGAGGCGGGCAAATGCTTGAGTTACAGGGTAAGTTTGGCACTGCAAAGGTGTTTACCGACGTGGTCGATAATGAGTCTATCTCTCAGGTTATCAATCTTTTGAATCAACCGTACATCGAGGGAAGCAAAGTCCGTATGATGCCAGACATTCATGCTGGGGCTGGTTGTACAATCGGAACCACGATGACCATCAAGGATAAGATTTGCCCGAACCTTGTCGGCGTTGACATTGGATGCGGCATGGAAACTATCCGTATCAAAGAAACGCATATCGAACCGCAGAAGCTGGACAAAGTTATTCGTGCAGGAGTTCCGTCCGGTTTCGAGATTCGCACAGAAGCTCATAGACATGCAAGTAGCATCGACCTATCGGAACTGTACTGTGCAAAGATGGTCAATGTAGACCGCGCATATAAAAGCATCGGTACGCTTGGTGGCGGGAACCATTTTATCGAAGCCAACAAAGATGACGATGGGCATATCTACATCGTGGTTCATTCCGGTAGCAGACACCTTGGTCTGGAGATTGCTAACTTCTATCAGGAAGCTGCGTTCAAGGCGTTAACCTCGTATTCCAAGGGAGAAATCGAGGAGGTCGTCAACGAGTTAAAAGCGGCTGGAAGACAGAAAGAAATCCAGACTGTTCTCAAAGGCATGAAGGCAAAGAAGCCGGGAGTCCCAAAGCAGCTTGCATACGTTGAGGGAGAATTGTTTGAGCAGTATATCCATGACATGAAAATTGCTCAACGTTTTGCTGAACTTAACCGCCAAGCAATGATGGACACCATTGTTAAGGGTATGGGCTTCCATGTCGAAGAGCAGTTTACGACTATTCACAACTACATCGATGTAGAGAATATGATTCTTCGCAAGGGTTCGGTCTCTGCACGAGCTGGTGAGCGGCTACTGATTCCTATCAACATGAGAGACGGTAGTTTGCTGTGTACCGGCAAAGGAAATGAAGACTGGAACTTCTCTGCCCCGCATGGAGCTGGGCGTTTGATGAGCCGCAGCGCGGCGAAAGAGACATTCACAGTTTCTGAGTTCAAGAAGCAGATGGAAGGTATCTACACCACATCTGTTGGAAGAAGCACGCTCGATGAATGCCCGATGGCATACAAAGGTATGGATGATATCGTAAACAATGTCGAACCAACAGTGACCATTGATGCCATCATCAAGCCGATTTATAACTTTAAGGCGGGTGAAGAGGAATGATGGCAGTCCTTTTGGTACTCCTGTACCTCTGCATTGGTGCGATTGTGACATTCACACTTTGCCGTTTGTACACTATCGTAGAACCATATGACAAATATAACGGCTTCGAATACGGGTATATCGCGGTAGGTGTTTTCTGGATTGTTGCAGCACCGTTCGCGTTTGCTGTGTTTTTTGCGAAATATGGTGAAAAACTAAAGAAAAGAGGAAAAGCTGAATGATTACATACAATCCACTCCTGTGTCTGGACTTCTATAAGACTTGTCACGCTGAACAGTATCCGAAGGGATTGACCAAGATGGTCTCCTACTACACGCCGCGCATGAGTCGCCTTAGTGATACCGATAAGGTTACACTGTTTGGGCTTCAGGCATTCATTCAGGAATATCTCATTGAGGCATTCAACGACCACTTCTTTAATGTCCCGTTTGATAGTGTACTCAAGGAGTACACCAGAGTTCTTGGGGCAACAATTAGAACGAAAGGCGTTGGAGAGAAACGGCTTCGTGAATTGCATGACCTCGGCTATCTTCCGTTACAGATTCGGGCTGTTCCCGAAGGAACGAGAACCAATATCAAAGTCCCACAAATTGAAATCTCAAATACACACCCTAACTTCGTATGGCTGGTCAACACCATCGAGACGATGCTCTCTTGCACAATGTGGCATACGCAAGTCTCCGCTGAGGTTGGGTACAGATATCGTAAAATCGTCAATGAGTATGCAGAACGCACTTGCGATGACAGTGTGGTTCGTGCGAGACTCCTTGGCGATTTTTCTATGCGCGGGCAAGAGAGCGTTGAAAGTGCAACAAAGAGCGCAGCGGCTTTCTGCCTGAGCTTCTTGAATACGGCGACAGTACCTGCAATTCTGTGGCTTGAGCATAATTACAACTGCGATTGCAGCAAGGAGCCTGTCGCATATGGTGCGCTCTCAACAGAACACAGCGTAATGTGTTCCAACTTTGCTGTTGACGGTGATGAGGTAACACAGATTCGGCGACTTCTTTGTGAGGTGTATCCGCATCAAAGTTTCTCAATGGTTAGCGACAGCTATGACTATTGGAATCTTGTTGAGAAAGTCCTCCCTCAGCTCAAAGATGACATCCTAAATCACGATGGCTTCATCTCAATTCGCGGCGACAGCGGTGACCCTGTTGGTGTAATCACTGAGACCGTATATCGTCTGTGGGGCATCTTTGGCGGCACAGTAAATAGCAAGGGGTACAAGGTGCTGAATCCGCACGTCAAGGCAATTTACGGAGACAGCATCACTCCGCAGCGTTGTGAGCAAATCTATTCTCTTCTGGAGAAAAACGGCTTTGCAATCAACAATGTTTCGCTCGGTGTCGGTTCATTCTCAATGGAGTGCTTAGAGACAATCGAGAGCGATGGAAGCAAACAGTACAATCCGTACACAAGGGATACATTCGGCATTGCAGTTAAAGCGACATATGCAGAAGATGCCGACGGCAAACCGATTATGATTTTCAAGAACCCCAAGACAGACACAGGACATTTTAAGAAGTCTCAGCGTGGTTGCTGCCGCGTAGTCAAAACTGGTGACGGCTACGATTACGTTGACGGTCTTACTTGGGCTGAAGCACAGGACAGCAATGAGCTGCGCACCGTGTTTAGAGATGGAAAGTTTGAAAAGCAGTTCACGCTGGATGAGGTTCGTAAGAATCTTCACGGAGGAACGTTCTGATGCCGGTACAAATTATTGATGGAGATTTGTTTCAGACCCACGCCAAATATATTTGCCATCAGGTTAACTGTCAGGCGAGAATGGGTAGTGGTGTGGCGAAACAGGTTCGAGCCAAGTATCCAGAAGTCTATAACGCCTATGTTGGCTTCTGCAATGAAGAGCGCAATGCGTTCGGTCAGACGCAGTTCGTTCAAGCTAACGACGGTAAAGTCGTTGTCAATATGTTTGCGCAGAGCAACTACGGATATGATGGGAAACTGTACACAGATTACACCGCATTTCAGAGCTGCTTAAAACGGATTAAGTTGACCGTACCTGCAGGAGAAACAATTGCCATGCCGTTTAAGATTGGATGCGGTCTTGGCGGTGGGGACTGGAATGTGATTTTGGGTCTTATCCAAAAGGAACTGTCCGATAAGTACACAGTAGAGTTGTGGAGAAAAGAGGTATAGTATGCTGGCAAATCCGAAAAGAACAAAAGATGAAATCGTGCAGTGGATTCGAGAATATTTCGCTGCAAACGGCAACGACTGCTGTGCTGTTATCGGCATTTCCGGTGGCAAAGATAGCAGCGTGGTCGCAGCACTTTGTGTTGAAGCCCTTGGCGCAGAGCGGGTTATCGGTGTGCTGATGCCGAATGGTCGGCAGAAAGATATCGCAGACTCCAAGCTGCTGGTCGATACGCTTGGCATTGCAAGTATTATAGTTGACATTGGCGGCGCATACAGCAAGATGGTTGATGTAGTCGGCAGAGCAATGCCATCTGGAGTAAGCAATCAGGCAGCGGTCAATCTCCCTCCAAGGCTGCGTATGGCGACGCTCTATATGGTCGCGCAGTCTTTGGCTCGCGGAGGTCGGGTGGCAAACACCTGCAATCGCTCTGAGGATTATGTTGGATACTCCACAAAATTCGGTGACAGCGCTGGTGACTTCAGCCCACTCGCAAATATCATGGTGCATGAGGTCCGTCAGATTGGCTACGAACTCCCCATTCCTCGTGAGCTGGTGGACAAGACTCCATCGGACGGTCTTTGCGGTAAGACAGACGAAGACAATCTGGGCTTTACCTATATGCAGCTCGACAACTACATCATGCACGGTAGTAGTGGGGATGAAGACATCGACAAAGTAATTGCAAAGAAGCATACGCAGAACCTGCACAAGCTCAATCCGATGCCAGCCTACGGCTCACAGCCGTAAGGTGATTGTATGGAAGAAATAGCAATCGTCCGCTGTTTGCAGAACGCAAGCGGCGCGATTAGTAAAATGCGGGTCTTGCAAGCCTTCAAAGATGTTGAGAATTTCCGTAAGATTTTGTACTACGCTTTGAATCCAATGCTAACGTACAAGATTTCGGAACAAACACTGCGAACGCCTGTCGAGTATGACCCAGCAATTACAATCACAATGACCGACATCTTTGAAATCTGTGAGCTGCTGGCAAAGCGAAAAGCATTGGACGCAGCAACTGTATATCAAGTGCGGGTCTTCGTGCAGTGTTTAACTGACCCAGAGTCATCCGAGTTTTACATTGAACTTCTGTCAAAGACACTTCGGTTGGGTGTCACAGCGAAAACTGTGAACAAGGTTATCCCCGGACTGATTCCCGAATGGGAGGTTCAGCAGGCATATCCAATCGACAAATACCCAGTCAAGGACGGCACAGAGTTTTGGCTCACTCAAAAACTGAATGGTGTCAGAGCAACATACTACAAAGGGCAACTGTTCGCAAGAAGCGGAGTTCCCTACGAAGGGCTCGGGCACATTCTGGACGCGCTCAAAATCGACGATAACGATAGCTATGTTTTTGACGGTGAACTTACCTTGCGCGATAAAGGAGCGCTGTCTGACAATGAGGCATTCCGCAAGGCAACGGGCATTATCAACTCAGATGACACTGATAAAACGGCAGTTTGCTATACCATTTTCGATGTGCTGACGACAGAAGAATTCGATGGTGGTGTAAGCGAGGGCGGTTATGGGTATCGCAGGTCTTTCTTAGACCAGCTCCATCGCTTCATTCCGCAGGATGGGCGAGTTAACATCCTCCCTGTTCTGTATCACGGTAGTGACCAGACAAAAATCGACGAGCTCTTAGAGCAAATGGTTCGAGAGGACAAAGAGGGTTTGATGGTCAACTTCGATGTCCCATATAAGCGAAAGCGTCACAACGGAATCCTCAAAGTCAAGCGCTTCTACACTATGGATTTGCGTATCTTGCGTTGCGAAGAAGGAAGCGGCAGGCTCGCAGGAACGTTGGGTGCCTTTGCGCTCGACTATAAAGGCAACGAGGTAAATGTTGGGTCTGGGTTCTCCGATGAGCAGCGTGCAGCTTTTTGGGCGGCTAAAGACGAAATGCCCGGAAGGTTGTGCGAGGTAAAATACAAGGAAATATCATATGACAAAAACACCGGTGCTGAGAGTTTGCAGTTCCCGGTGTTTATTTCTATCCGAACAGACAAAGACGAGGTCAGCTACGGCTGAGGAAGGAGGATTGCGTGGGTAAAGTAAAGGCGGCACCACAGTTTTCAGAGTCTATCAGTAGTTTCTGTAAGCTGATGGAGAATGCGCAAAAGGACTATGCGTGGAACTATGATGAGGTGAACCGCATGGATAGGCTCACGCAGGACTACCTTCATAAGCTGGAGCTTGACGGTCTTGATTACAAAGAGCGAGCCAAGGTTGCTACACAACTTGCAAAGTGCCGTCAGGCACGACGTGAATGTAAAGATACCGTAGAAATTCTTGAGCCGCTCGTCCAATTTCTTGAAAGCGACAAAGGCAAAAACCTTTTGAACCTTGTGCGCGAAGCGCTGGGTAAGACCAGAAAGGTCGAAGAGCGTATGGAAACCCGCACATACATACCAAGAGTCTTAGAGCAGGAGGCAACAACATGAACATCGTGTTCTGGCTCATCGTAGTCATTGTGCTTGTGCTTATCTGGTTCTGTTTGAGTTTCGCCTTTAAGGGCGTCGGCGGAGTCGGGATGCGATTGTACAATGATGCGAAGAAAGAAATCTCCGAGGAAACGGAGAAAAAATCTGACGAAGAAAAGGAAGTAAAGGAATGAGAAAAGGTAAGCTTGGCGCAATCTTGCTGGCACTTGTGCTGATTATCGGCTTGGTTTGCTGCGTGGTGTGTCTTGAGAAGATTCCCGCAGGCTACGTCGGCGTTGTGTATAACATGAACGGCGGCGTCGATGGTGAAGTCTTGGAACAGGGCTGGCATCTGGTTGCTCCGACCAAAAAGGTGACCAAGTATTCTATCGGTATTGAGCAGTCATATCTGACGGCTGAGGATAAGGGCGACTCGCCCAAGGATGAGAGTTTCAACATCCCCACCTCTGACGGTAAGACTGTCCGAGTGAATATTGAGTTCTCATATCGTTTTGATGAGGCACGAGTCTCCGAAACCTTTGCAATGTTCAAAGGAAAATCTGGCGAGGCAATCAAGGATTCGTTTATTAAACCCAAGGTTGTGGCATGGACGCAGGAGGTCTCCGCAAACTACCCCGTTACCGACATCTTTGGCGATAAGCGTACTGAAATCAATGCCGAGTTGGATACCTATTTGCGTGAGAAGTTCGACCAGTATGGCATCATTATTGACACCGTAAACTTCACGGATATCTCAGTTGACGATGAGACGGCTGCGGCTATCCAGAAGAAGGTCACTGCTCAGCAGGAACTTGAATTGGCGAATATTGAAAAGCAAACCGCCAAGGTTCAGGCTGAGAAAGACAGAGAGGTCGCACAGATTAACGCAGAGAAAGCAGTCATTGAAGCCGAGGCAAAGGCTGAGGCAATGCGCATCGCTGCCGAGGCAGAAGCCGACGCAAACCGTAAGATTGCAGCATCACTTACTGACGAGCTGATTGAGAAAATCAAGTATGAGCAGTGGAATGGTGAGTTGCCTACGGTCACCGGTTCAACATCCATCGTCAGCATTGAACCGTGATGGAAGACTGGTGGGATAATTTAGAAAGCTGGGTCAAAGCTCTCTCATCTGCATTGTTGCCTCCATTATCTTGCTTGCGCTAATTGTTCTTACGATAATTATGCCAATCGTTTGGAGCTTCAAATTCCGCACCCCAGCGTATCTGCTTTTGTGGTGCATCCCCGCCGGTATTCCTATTGGCGTGTGGGCATATCAAGATTTATTTGATTTCTAAATAAGGAGGAGATTATTTGACAGCCGCATTATATCTGGTCATTCTGTTTTTCGCTAAGGTGTTGGACAACACGCTCGGCACAGCCAAGACAATCTTGGTGCAGAGAAATCGTTGTGTCCTTGCCGGAGTCGCTCTCGGCTTGTCAAATTTCATCTACCTTAGCATCACAAAAGATATTGTAACAAGCGACAGCAGCCTCGCCCTTGCAACTGTTTCCATTGCAAGTGGTGTTGGCTGCTGTTTAGCTGTCGCATTAAGCAACAGGTTTTCAAGAGATAAGACCTATGTGAACGTCATCATGTCAGATAATTTGGAAGCGATGCAAGAGTTTCGAGATTTTCTGGCGGTACATCATATCACAAATGTCGCTGCTGACAGCTACACTTTGGACTGGAGTAAGAAGTCCATCACCATTACTGCCTATGCAGAGACAAAAGCACAGAGCAAACTGATTGACGATTACATCGTAAATAGCTCATTGAAGTTCAAAAGAGTTATCAGTAAAAGCTAAAAACGATGGTTTTAATAATTCAAAGGAGGGTGTCCTATGCGACATTTGGCAACAATCCGTGAGATTGCATCTCTCCACCCGATTGAAGGAGCCGACCGCATTGAAGTTGCGCAGGTCGATGGTTGGGAATGCGTGGTTCAGAAGGGCGAGTTCCATGTGGGAGAGCATATCGTTTACATTGAGGTCGATTCTATCGTCCCCGAACGCCCTGAGTTCGAGTTCCTGAGAGACAGAAAGTTCAGAGTTCGCACCATTAAGCTTCGTGGTCAGGTCAGTCAGGGCTTGGTTCTTCCGCTGTCAATCCTCCCGAATGGTACCCCTGCCATTTTGGGTGCCGACGTGACGGACGCTTTGGGTATTAAGAAGTATGACCCAGAGGCGCAGCAAGAAGCACAGCTCTTGACGAAGCAGCCTCAGAAACCGCAGAGCGCAATCGCTCGCTTCCTGATGCGATTCAAGTGGTATCGCAAGCTGTTTATGAAGCCCAAGCGCAAGGGCGGATTCCCTGACTGGATTGCCAAGACAGATGAGACCCGTATTCAAAACCTTACGACGCTCTTTGAGATGGAACGAAACAAGGGAACAAAGTTCTCTGTTACAGAGAAAGTTGACGGGCAGTCAGCGACGTATTACCTGCGCAAAGTCTCAAAGCGCAAGTATGAGTTCGGTGTTTGCAGCCGAAACATCTACCTTGGCACGCCCGACAACAGTTCTTACTGGACGATTGCACGCCAGCTCCACATTGAAGATGTGTTGAAGCACCTCATTGGTGATTATGAAACCATCGTTTTACAAGGTGAGATTTGCGGCAACCAGATTCAAGGCAACAAATACCACATCAGTGGGTACGACCTGTTTGCCTTCAACCTGATTTATCCAGACCACAAATGTGGCACGGCGGAAATCAAGAAGCTGCTTGAGCCGTATGGAATTAAGACTGTTCCGATTGTAGAGGAAGGTAAGACCTTACCAGAGACCATCGCTGAGCTGGTCGAGTATTCCAAGGGGAAATCAGTGGTTCGTAAGGAGCAAAAACGAGAAGGCGTAGTTATGCGTAATGTCCAGAGCAACATCAGCTTCAAGGTCATCAATCCTGACTTCCTTCTCGCAGAAAAGGACTGATTTTTATGAGCGGTAAATCAACAGATTTGACTAACAAAACGTTCGGGAAATTGAAGGTGGTCAAGCGAGCTGAGAACAGCAGCAGTGGTCAACCAAGGTGGCTGTGCGAATGCAGATGCGGCAAGACCTGCATCGTTGATGGGCGATTCCTTAAAAATGGTGCCGTAAAATCTTGTGGGTGTTTACCGAGAGGTGTTCCACAAGGTGAAATGCCGGAACGAGCAATGGCACAACCATCGGTGAGCCTTGGGCGGTTGAGAAAAAGTAACGATGACCCTTGGCGCAATTTGGCGAATGCCATTGTTGCAGTCGCGGCAGATGATTATCGTTCAGCACTTCGTAATGAAGACGAGGGATTGTTAAAAAGTCTGGAGAGGTTCTTCCATTCTGAATGGTATAGGATTTTGACAGACGTAGATGCAGACAGGCTTCTCGGAATGTTGCGAAGAGAACAGAGCGGCTCATTACAAGCCGCTTACATATAAACGGAGCCGAGTTATTCGGCTCTTTTCTTTGAGCAATCAAGTCCATGATTACTTGAAGAAAAGAATCGAAAGGAGTGGCACAAATGTTTAGAGTTCATAGAGATTTCAATGGGTTATTGAAAGCCGCGCAGGACGAATATGATTCCCTCGTTGAATTGAACGAAAGCCTGCGAAAGAAAGTTGCCGAATGGAATAAGGACGAAGAGATTCGAAAGGCAGTTGAGCTGGCTGAGTATAATCGCACCCACTCCTTATGCCAGATGTCAGATAACGAAAAGGAAGCAGAAAAAGCTTTCAAAGATAGCCACTACGAGTCATGCAAGAACGGTGGTAAGTATTTATACGAGCTGACCGGAACAGGCATTGGAACGGCGATTACAATTAAGTGTCCTGTCTGCGGTGAAGAAAAGAACATTACTGACTACGATTGCTGGTGAGGTGATGGGCATGATTTTTCGAGCAATTCTGTTTGCGTTGGCAACAGCGGCAGTCATTGGCGGTCTTGCGTATTGGTTGAAGTGTCTTTGTCTGTGCGACTATGAAAATGCTTGTGACTATTCGCAGTGCGATAGCTGCCCGTTTCCTTGTGAGAGGCATAATTATGGGTAAGGCGAAAAGAAAACCAAGACCATCAATGCCAGACTGGTTTTGGTGGGGACAAGACGGATGCTGGTTCTGCAAACAAAGAAATAATTGCAATCAGTGTAAGGCGAACCGTGAATATGTAAAAGAGTTCGGAGAGAAGAAACAAAAAGGAAGAAACGCCAGCGCAAAGCGAGGGGCGCGGACGAAACTGCAATTGATGGAGGACGATTATGGATTTGTGGAAGGGATATGAGCTAAGCAGGACATACGTCCCAGCAGCTTATTACACGATTACATCGATTAAGAGCAAGAATGGCAGAGCGAATCCGTTGCATGACGAGGCGCTTGGGCGAAAGGCATACGTTGTTTACTTGGAGGTCGGAGAGCGTGGCTTTATCAAGTATTTGCCCGAGTATGACGACCGGTATCATTGCTTACATACATCTACTGTTTTGGATTTTACTCCGTGGGGAAACGGCGAAGACACAATTACCATCCAAACAGCAAATACGGAGTATATCTTGACGAAGCAGTAAGACTTTTCAGCAGGAGGTCAATCATGCTTGAGTTCTGTGGAAGAAAGTTCACTTGCGATGAATGCCCAATTTGTGAAGGCGTTGAGCATAGACTCAGGGCTGCAAGAGAAGGTGGATACGAACCGCAACTTGAATACTGCGGTTGCGATAAAGTCCAGACTGAGTTTTTTATCAGTGGTTATTGCAGTGATGCTTTTGAGGCGGACAAGCCGCAGGGCAAACTGTGTGAACCGAGGAAAACCGGGAGAGCATATCGGCGCAAGATGCGCAAACAGAAGAAAGAAAAGCTGATGCGTATTATGACATACGGATATAAGTCAGGCATCGGTTATACGGATTGGGGTTGGAAAGACGGTGTTTATCAACCTGTCGGAAGTTATATTCAGTACCCCAAGAACTCAAACAGACAGACGTTTTGGAAGACATATTCCAACCGGAAAATCAGACGCTATAAGGGCAACATTCGTAAGGGAAATTCGTACCGGAGACATTTCGATTATGCGTGGGAGGTTGACTAATGGAGAATAAAAATATGCGGAAGCTCAATGTAACCGTCCAGTGTGTGGCTGTGTATAACAGCAGCATTATGGTTCCACGCGAACTGACGTTTGAAGAGGCAATCAAATATGCCAAAGAGCATATTGACGAGATTAACCTTGGCGAACTTGAGTACATTTCAGATAGCGATGAGCTCGACGAAGAGAACTGCGACTTCGACGAGGAGGAAGATACCGACTCTGATTGCAGGGTGCTTTATGAAACTGGAATTGAGGAGCCAGAAATCCTCGGTTCCGGGTCAACGTATAGCAACGTTGTATGCTTCCCGAATGAAGAACGTGCTTTCGAAGAGTTCCATCACTGTGGACGGAACTATCTGCACAGGATAACTTACCGTAAACAGCCGCCGTACACGACTACGGAATGGTGGGACGAAGACTTGAAATGCTGGCGGAGCTAAGCTGCTATGGATATATTTTTTAAGAACGATGGTTCATACGGTCAATCAGCAGTGGGGATTCCAGTCCTTGTGGACTACACACCAGTTGGATTTGTACGAGAAGTTAACGCCGACATGGTAACGTGCTCCCTGTTCGATAAATTCATCGGGAAAGAGTGGCTGGTGCAGAATCTGGCAACAAGAGAACCGGACATATGCTCTGTATATATCGATACGAAATGATGGGGGGTATAACATGGGAGTAATTATCAGCGAGTTTAGAGGCGAGTATTATTTTCTGAGTAACTTCTACTTGGCACCCGTTACCTATAACGGAATGCGTTTTGAGAATAACGAGGCAGCATTTCAAGCAGCTAAATGCCCAGAGCGCATGGCTGAGTTTTGCTGTCTGAATCCGTCAGAGGCAAAGAAGCTTGGGCGTATGGTTAAGCTCCGTGGTGACTGGGAGGCGGTCAAAGACACCGTTATGTATGAGATTTGCAAGGCAAAGTTCTCACAGAATCCTGATTTGGCAGACAAGCTTGCTGCGACCAAGGGCGCCGAACTCATTGAAGGCAATACTTGGGGCGACCGCATCTGGGGCGTCTGCGATGGCGTTGGAGAAAATCGCCTTGGTAAAATCCTTATGCGGATCAGAGCAGAAATGCGATGTGAACTATGAAGAAGGCTAACACTTATAAAGGAAAACTCGGCTGGCAGTCTGAGTTTAGCCACAGATATGCTTGCTGGGCGAACAACCACAATGGATGGGCAAAAGCCAAAAAGTCCAACAAGCGGTTGGCTAAGCGCAGATTGAAGGAGGAGCTACGGAAAGAGCTTGTTTATAGCGCATCGGATAAACAAGTTGGAGAATGAGCGGAAGGAGAATTTATGAATGGAAAAGAGACGCAGGCTGACGCCGGCAGAGCGCCGCGCCGTTTATGACAAGATGGGTGGGCGGTGTGCATACTGTGGCGAGCAGCTAAACTATGAGGATATGCAAGTCGATCACGTTGTTGCGCTGAGGAGTGAGGGCGAAGACGATCTGGCAAATATGCTGCCGGCCTGTCGGAGCTGTAATCACTACAAGCGCGGCAACTCATTGGAGGGCTGGCGGCGAATACTGGAAGCTATGCCGGCTACCTTGGAGCGTGACTGCTATACTTACCGTCAGGCTGTACGGTTTGGTATGGTTAAGCCAACGCCAAAGAAAATTACATTCTACTTTGAAAGGCGGTGCATCTGAATGACCGACATTGAAGTTTTGGAACGGGAAAAACAGTGCGTACAGAGGAAGACGGCAATCAACTGCTCTGACTGCGCCCACTGTGATTTGCTCATGGACGATGCCGTTATTTTAGCAGCGTATGATAAGGCGATCTCCGCCCTTCGTGCCAAAAGGGTGCAAAGAGTAAATGATCTGTACGACGAAGACGGCAAAGAGATTTACGAAGAAAACAGGGAAAGTAGCACCATGTTTACTTTGGATGAAGCAATTCAACATTGCTATGAGATAGTGGAAAAACTGAGAAAAAGCAACCCTTGTGATACCTGCACTACCGAGCATGAACAGCTCGCCCACTGGTTGGAGGAGCTTAAAAAGCTCAGAGTGGAATGCGACGGGCTGCGCTCGAACTGGTATAAGTGTGCGGAGAAAGTGAAAACGCTGCGGGCAGAGCGCGACGCCGCCGTGTCTGATCTTCGTAAGCTCGTTCCCGTCTGGAAGTGGGACGGCGAGAAGGAACAAAGTTCCCACAAGGAAGCGCCCGAATGCGGTTGTGTGGAGTTTGGATAAGGTGGTGGATATATGAAGCATTATGATTTTTTCGGTCGGGAGCTTATGGTCGGCGACCGTGTGGCCTACATTGACTCCAAGTACCAAGAGCTTCGGAACGGTGAGATCTTAAAACTCAATGAAAAGCAGGCAACTATTCGTAATCTGGACGACGACGGCCTATTCGGAGACAAGATGGGATATGGCCGGACGTGCAGAGGCTATGGCTGCATAGTGAAGAAAGTTTGACCTTCAAATAGCAACAAAGTAAATCAATTAGAAAGGAGCGCGTGCAGTGGACGAGCTTAAAGAGTTGACGCGCAGACTGAACGAGTCTGAAGCGACGATCCTGCGTATGAATCAGGAGCGTGCCGCTCTGTTTGAAGAGGTGCAAGCGTATAGAAATGCCGCAAGACTCTATGGAATTGACCCGGCGACAATGCTGACGCTGGCTAAGAGTCAAGTCAAAACCTGCGCCGATAATATCCGCCTCATTGAGAAAATGCAGGAGGTATTTGAGCTGTTCCGGTATGTGCCGGAGAATCTGACGGAGCAGGAGGTTGTATCAGCAATTACCCAATACGATGGCGACGGCTCCAAGCCGTATTGCGATCTGGTGTACTGCGGACTGAGCATAATCCGCAAATATTTGAGGAAAAGGAGCGAGTATGATGAGTGGCGAAAAGGTAATTTGCCGGAGGGTTTCTGATGGCGTGCTCATTAACATTCCCCATACGTTTGATTTGAAGCAGATTGCGGATTCCGGCCAGTGCTTCCGGCTGACCGCACTGCAGGATGGGGGATATGTGGCGATCACCGGCATGAAGCTGGTGAAAATCACACCGGATACCAATGGCGGGTACGTTTTCCACTGCCCCTATGATGAGTTCCGGGATGTATGGATGCCCTATTTTGACCTGTCTGCCGACTATGAAGCATATCAGCAGAAGATGGCCGGAGACCCGTTTTTGCGGGAGGCGATAGCGGCAGGTGGCGGTATTCGTGTCCTGAGACAGGATTTGTGGGAGATGGTAGTGACCTTCATTATCTCTCAGCGGAACAACATCCCGCGTATTCGCAAAGCGGTAGATATTCTCTGCCAAACATTCGGTACGCCGCTGGGGGAGATCGACGACCAGCAGTTCTATTCCTTCCCGACGCCGGCGCAGCTGAGAGGTCAGGATCTGTCACCGGCATCGCTGGGCTATCGTGAAAGCTATGTGAAAGAGATGGCCGAGTATGACGAAGATTTCTGGGTGCAGCTCCAGAAGCAGGATGACGATACGGCCCGGAAGACGCTGATTGCTCTGCGGGGCATTGGCGAGAAGGTTGCGAACTGTGTGATGCTGTTTGGGCTTCACCGTATGGATAGCTACCCCAGGGATGTGTGGATCAACCGCATGATTGATGATGTCTACCATGGCAATTTCGATCCTTCTCAGTACGCCGGATTTGCCGGATATGTTCAGCAGCTCCAATTCTTCTATTACCGCAAGACGGCGAAGGAGGAAAGCGTGTGATCGTTAAGGTATGTGACACGATTATGGGAGCAGGTAAAACCGAGTCCGCGATCACTTTGATGAACCAAGACAAGGAAAGCCGCTACGTATTTATCACGCCATATCTGGACGAAGTAGAACGAATTAAACGGAGCTGCAGTGGGCGGAAATTCAAAGATCCGCAAAGCAAAGGCAAGGGTAAGTTGGAAAACCTGCATTACCTTTTGTCTATGAGGGATAACATCGCCAGCACCCATGCGCTGTTTGAGTCGTATAACGATGAAACGATTTCGCTGATCCAAGACGGCGGCTATAAGCTCATTTTGGATGAGGTTTTCCAAGCCGTTCAGACAATCCCGATTTCTCCAAAGGATTTGCAAATGCTCAAGCGGGAGATGATCGAGGTTGACTCTGAGTACCGTGTACGGTGGGTAAATGATGACTACGAGGGCAGATTTGAAGATCTGCGGGATATGTGCATGACCGGCAACGTCATTTTGTATAATGACTGCCTCTTGCTATGGAAGTTCCCGATTGAGGTGTTTCAATCCTTCGATGAGGTGATCATTCTCACCTATATGTTCGATGCCCAAGTGCAGAAATATTACTTCGACATTCATAATATCGAAGTTCAGCGGATCGGAACGGTTTGTGAGAACGGGGTATATCATTTCAGCGATACACCTCACATACCGGATTACGTAGCCGAACTCCCAAAGAAAATTCATATCATCGAGGATGAGAAACTGAATAAGATCGGCGAAATGAGGTCGAGCCTATCTGTTTCTTGGTATAAGAAAGCGCGTGATACCAAAGGACAGCCGCTTATCAAACAGCTGAGAAACAATTTGACGAACTTGTTCAAGAATATGCTCAATTCTTCATCAGACCGTAACTTGTGGACGGTTTTTAAGGATTACCAAGCCCTCCTGAAAGGCAAAGGATATACCAAGGGTTTCCTTTCCTGCAATGTCCGGGCTACTAACGCATATCGGAACAGGGACTGCTTGGCCTATTGCGTCAACGTGTACTACAACCCTTTGCTGAAAAACTACTTTCAGGAGCAAGGAGTTGAGGTGCGCGAGGATGATTATGCGTTGAGTGAGATGATCCAGTGGGTATGGCGGTCAGCCATTCGTGATGGCAAAGAAATCTGGATCTACATTCCAAGCAGGCGGATGAGGGAACTGTTTCGGAATTGGTTAAACGGCATCTCTCATGGAAACACGACAGACTAATGCGGCGTCAACGATTCATTTGATCATATAGGGAACTTGAAATTTAAGAGAGCTGACGCGGCGGTGTGTAGCGGAAGGAGGCTTACAATGAACACCGCACGAAAAAATTGTATTTGGTATGACCAATGTGGCTCGGAGTGCCAGGGGAAGTGTGATGACTATTCTCCGGCTGACGACGCAGGGGAAAACGAAGTGTTCTATCAGGGCGTTTTGAAAGAGAACGCTCAGGAGTACGAAAAGGTAATTCAGGAATATTCAGACAGGGGGTAATGTGTTTGAACCGTGAAAATCGCAGAGCTTTGAAAAAGAAGCTCAGGGACAAAGGCTCACGCACACTTGCTGCGAATGTCCTGGAAAGCCTCGGAAACGAGATTGACAAAAAGATTCGTGATGGGGATTTGGTCACTTTGAATGTGGATCAAATCATAGCTCGGAAGGATTATCCGCGTATGCAGGGAGAGTACCGTCAATTCGTGGAGTCCAGCCGTGACAAGGTATTTGTTGCGCATCCGCATCGTGAACGACCCGATGGGTTCTCTGCTCTGATCGAGCTGGAGGGCGTAGAGACCTGGTTGTTCTGGTATGGGGATCTGATTCAAGTCGAAAATATTCAAACTGAGGAAGGTGAATAGACCATGGGTAATTCGGTCTATATCGTGTCTGTGGATGCCAAGGATTTGTTTTTGGCGAACTATTCAAGCCCGAACAGTAAGGAATATTCTGTGAAGCTGGCTGGATCAGACCACAACGACCAGTTCAATACAAGACGTTTTGTTAACACTTTGGATTATAGCCTCGACCTGATAAAGCTGAGGGAAGTTTATGAGAAGGTATACCGCCGCATGGACTTCACATTCAGTAAGCGGGGTAAAGAATACTGCCGGCGCGTGATCAATGTCACGTTCAAGTATAGTGTCAAGGAGTTCAATCGCTTCTTTGACAACATCTACATCAAGTATGGCTATCTGCCGCAGGATGTGCAGCTTACCGACAACATTTGTATCAAGGATGGGGAACTGATTGCTGTACGGGTAGGATCTCCCGTCGAAAATCCGGCCTCTCCCCAAGAGCTGGGAGATCTGTTCGTTTTTGATAACGGAATGTATCGGCTCGGGAAAACCATGAAGGTACTTCTTACCGTAGCCCAGCTTCGGAATCGTCTTTATCAGGACGGATTCACGTGCGATGGTATTGTGTTCCGTAGGTTCAAGCGTTCAAGCGGAAGCAGCCGAATTGGAAAGTGCCTGTTCATTGATGAGCAGTTGTATCCAAGAATGCACAAGTGGGAGCTTTGTGGGCTGAAAGTAAAAGAGGGTCAGGAGATTGATCTGGCCGCTCTGGAAGCCTATATCGCCCTTACTCTGAGCAGCATCGTCGGTACTATTCCGCTGCGGCCCGAGAACTTCTTGGTAATCGACGACTATAAGAGCGTGTTCAAAGATCGCGTTGTGGCGACAAGGATTGGCAGCGATAACTGGCTTACTTCAAAGCCGGAAGAGGTTGAGATCGAGAATAGCATTTGGGACGGACAGTCTCTCATTGACAAAAGTGCTATGGGCGAATGGCAGGATTACGGTATGATCCTTCTGCGGAACCGTTTTTTCAAATCGGCCTGCTTTAATACCAATATCCAGAAGTTCTTCGCCGATCGTGGCATTACTGACGTGTCCCAGCTTTCCGGTTTCACGCTGGCGCAGGATATCAGCGATATCAAGGTTATTACTACGCCCAGTAGTATTAAGTACGTGAAGTTTGGCACTCTGGAACAGTGGCTGAGATTGCTGGACGAAGACGGTAACTTTGGCGTCGTCAAGCATGAGAAGCCGACACATTTCTTTGATGGCCGCATGGTGCAGATCCATTACCAGCTCTTGAATACTCTTCAGCTTTCGCAAGATGATGTTGACCAGTTGGTAAAACCGTCGTTGGATTATCTGCGCATGATCCAGACAGATCCTGCGGTGCTGCGGTACCATATCAAATATATGGGCGGGGATGAGGAGATCGACAGCGACGGAATTACGACGACGAACGATGTGGTATATCAGATGTTGGGTGTCACAGATAAGTTTTCTCAAACGAAGCTGTACCACAACTTCAAAACCGACGTATCGAAGTCGTTCAAAAAAGAGTTGGCCCGTGGACACATCCTTGTGGAAGGAAACTATTCAACTCTGCTGGGAAACCCCATCGAAATGCTTTACTCTGCGATTGGGCAATTTGATGGTGAGAGTAAAATCGGAGTAGGCAATATTTTTTGCCAACAGTTTGCTTTTAATCAGACTATTCTCGGATCGCGCAGCCCCCATGTGACGATGGGAAATGTACTCCTGGCGAGGAATACGGACAACGAGGAGATCCGGCAGTACATCAATACCACGCGAGAGATCGTGTGTATCAACAGTATCGATGAGAATATTCTTTTCCGACTATCCGGTGCAGACTTTGACTCTGATACCATGTTGCTGACGAACAACGCCATCCTTATTCGGGCCGCAGAACAGAACTATCACAAGTTCCTCGTTCCGACCAGCATGGTAGACGCTAAGAAAATCGTGCGTCATTATACCAAATCAGATCAGTCTGATCTGGATATCAAAACATCGGTCAATAAGATCGGTGAGATCGTAAACCTCTCCCAAGAGCTGAATACGAAGCTGTGGGACGCGCTGAACAGCGGAGCAGATTTTTCCGAGTATGAGGAGCTTTACTGCGAGATCGCCCAGCTGGACGTTTTGAGCAACATCGAGATTGATAAAGCGAAGCGAGAATATGCCGTAGACAGTGTTGCAGAAATCAAACGGTTGAGAAAAAAATATGAGATACGCGACGATGATGGCCGGCAAGTAAAGCCCAACTTTTTCGGGAAGATCGCCCGCATGAAGGGCTATTATGACAGTGTGGGCAAAAACTATCGCTTCCACAATACGACGATGGACTTTTTGCAGCACAGCCTGAACTCTTACCGTACAAGCTATGCTTATACGTCGTTCATCCCGTTTTCTGAACTGTTGGTAAACGACGCCTATCTGCAAAAATCTGTGAGCTATTCACAGGTCGAGCGGATCTTGGAGTTTGTCAGAGATATGAGATCTAAGATCCGGGCAGTTTGGGATGGAACAGACGAAAACCTGGATAACTACGGTAAGGCAATCCTGGTACATGAGATTCGGCAGGAGTATATCAACTATATTAAGTCACTGCGGATCAGTCCTCATACTGCATATCGGTTGATGCTCGCCATTGAGGAGCCTCAGAATAAAGATATCTCACGCACCTTGTTTTATACGTTGTTTTCGGCACCTAATCAGTGCTTTTTGGACTTGATTGAGCAGAGTCGGACACCCATTTCAACGTTGACTGAGGTTTCTGACGGCCTGTGGGACGTGGAAATTTATGGGTTCCATTTCCGTAGAGAAACGGCGATGTGCCCAAAAACAATGTCCGATAACTGTTGAATTTTCACAATTTTATACAGATTTTCGGGTTTGTTGGTCGAATAATTCTAAAACCACGTTGGGAACTCCCATTTGTTGTCGGGAGTTCCCAAGTCCTAAATTTGGTGTAATTTTGAGGGAGTACCCTCAAATTTATTAGAAAAGGATGGTTCTCGTGGTTCCTATTAACAAGACAGAGAAAGATCTGCTGGTCAAAGCGTTCCCTCCGCATAAGTATCCCCACTACTACTGTTATCCTCGGACGATGAAGCAGGACTCGAAGAGGGGTCATTATTTCTGCGTCGAATCCCCTGAGCTACTTGCAAAGCTGAACGAAATTCGTCGTATGAACGTGATCGAGGAGCACAAGTAAATGGCAGTGCGGGAGCAACGTGAGGTATATTCTCACGCGACGATCGACTGCTCCGATATGACGCTGACGGAGTATAACGTGAATGGTGCTCGGACTTACGATATCAAGGAGATCTTGGAGCGTTGGGCCGGCGTACCAAACATTGAAATTGAAATCAGGCAGAGCACACTTCTGCCAGCAGAAGAGGGGTGAAGACATTCGTGAATCCAAAGTATGAACGCAGAGAAGGTGAGGATGCATATGAATATGGTCTTCGCCTAATCGAAATCAAAGTCGAACAGAAGCCCGACGATCTGGACTGGGAAGACATCGTTGAAGCAACTGGCATCGAATGCCATCGGGATAGTTTGAGAAAGGCGGCATCTGTAACGCCATACTCCGGCTATGCTGTTGCGCAGTATTTCAAGAAAAAGTATGCCGCTCAGGGTAATCCCGGCCAGGATGATTATATGGGCGAGCTAAACTGCAAAATTGCGGAGATGCGTAAAGAGGCCAAACGCTTCTATGACCAGCGCCGTGAGTTCAATAAGATGGTCGATCGGATGGGTCGTGAGGAAAATCTGGAAGATCGGCTCGTTAAGGCTGCTCAGAATCTGAATGAGTCTTTGCCGCTATCGGTTAATAAGCCGGACGACTTTTGTATGTTCCTTGGCGATGCTGAGGCTGTTCTTGTGTTTGCCGACTGGCATTACGGTATGGTAACGGACAATATCTGGGAGCGGTATGATACTCAGGTATGCCGTTATCGTGTGGAACGGCTGGTTGAGCGAGCAGTTGAGCGTATCAGGCTGAATAAATGCCATAGACTTCATGTCGTGTTGTTGGGCGACGCGGCTCATGGTTCAATACACACCAGTGCGCGTGTTGCCTCTGAGGAGTTGACGTGCGACCAGATCATGCAGGTGTCAGAAATTATGGCACAGGCGATCAGTGTTTTGGCCGATGAGGTTGAGCAGACAGTAGTTCACGCGACCTACGGAAATCATTTGAGAACCGTTCAAAATAAAAACGACAGCATTCATGCAGATAACATGGAGCGGCTGATCCCTTGGTGGCTTGAACAGCGGCTTCGTGATCGCAGTGATATCGTTTTCCCGGAGTCGGAGTATTACGAGTTCTTGTACTTCTCCGTATGCGGGTATAACATTTGTGCCGCCCATGGTGACTTAGACAACGTGAAAAATGCCGGAAAGACGCTGCACACGCTGTTCGCCAAGAAGTATTCCAGCGATATTGACTATGTGGTGTTGGCCGATAAACACCATAAAGAGGAGTTTGAAGAGCTGGGAATCGAGAGTATGATCGCGCCCTGCTTGTGCGGTACGGATGATTATGCTAACGGAAAACGGCTCTATTCGACTCCGGCACAGCTGATGATGGTTTTCCGCCCCGGAGTAGGTGCGGATGCCTGCTATCAGATCAAATTGAATTAAGGAGTGGGACAATGGTTAAGGCCGATATCGTGTCCGCTCTGTGCGAGAAAGGCTACTACAAGAATCAGGCCAATGATGTGGTGGACGAAGTGCTCCAAATCATCAGAGACGCGCTGGTTCGCGGGGAGCAGGTACAGCTCAGAGGTTTCGGAACCTTTGAGGTGAAAACCAGAAAAGGCCGCAATAGCAAAAACATCTCCACCGGGGAGATGCGGGTATCGAGCGATAGCAAGGTACCCACGTTCCGAGCCAGTAACAGCCTGAAAGAGGATGTTCGCGCCGGTACAGACTCGCAGCAGTGACACAAAAAAATATAAAATAATTTTCTTTGTAGCTATTGACATCCAGAAATGCCTATGGTATCATATGACCATAGCAACAAAGAAAATCAACGAAAACAGCGCCGCCCCTTATTAGGGGGCGGACATATGGGGCCATAGCTCAGCTGGGAGAGCGCCTGCCTTGCAAGCAGGGGGTCGGGAGTTCGATCCTCCTTGGTTCCACCACTATGCTGTATTGGCTAAGTTGGCGTTTGTGCGGTTCAGCTCATTACTTTTACTGCTATCTCAGCCAAAAGCCTATCGGCTGCAGACGAGGTTTTTCGGACGTACAGCTATTACGGCAGACGCATCTGCCGTAATATCGGGATATAGCTCAGTTGGTAGAGCACACGATTGATAATCGTGAGGTCAAAAGTTCGATCCTTTTTGTCCCGACCAGTCCCATTCGCCACAGGAATGGTATTTTGACCGAATGCCGATGACAAGGCGGGAGATACGGCTGTGGCACATATCTTTCTCTATGAACTGCAAGACTTCCCCTTCCGCACGCCGATAAGATTCGCCGTCTGGAATATGCAGGGATTGGGGAACGTGGTCGGGCAGCGCCTACGCCCGAACCGGTACACCTTGACAATTTCATATGGGGCCGTAATGGGTTCGACGGGGTTCTGAGAGAGTAAGACTCGCAGGTAGAAGACCGCCTCAAGGCTTAAACAAAAATGAAATGACAACGATACGACTGTTGTAATGATCCATCCCGCTTTTTCCGCTGCTCTTGCAGCAAAGGGAATTGCCGCCTGATGACGGCTGGATTCCAAAACGATGTACCCACTGACCGGGTAAACATCTGAGGTCGAAGATTCGGTCAGAGTATTGCAGTTTTCCTTGTCACTGTGAAAAGAAACAAGGTGGTGGAGGTGCATCTAACCGGTGTGCCCTGGGCGCGGAGTGACAACTGCTGATCCGCCCGTCTCAGTTTGAGGCGAATTGATAAAGTGTTGTCTATTGCGTAAGACTGTTTTATTCATGTAGGGATTTCGGACAGGGGTTCGATTCCCCTCGGCTCCACCATATATAGAGGATGTAGTGATAACGGTAGCACGCCTGCCCAGGGAGCAGGAAGAACGGTTCGAGTCCGGCATCTTCTACCATTTTTGGGGCACGTACAGCAACTTTCAAAAACTTTTTATGGGAAAAAGAACAACCGTGTTCCGTATTTTGAGACGCTAACAGCAATTTTGAAAACAATTCTACTTGAAATAGAAAAATCATCGCCTTTAACTAAGCATATGCCGAACAAATGTGGTGTCGTTAAGAATGCGTCTCGTAGATCTATATTGGCCCGTAGCTCAGATGGTAGAGCGTCTGACTGTTAATCAGATGGTCGCAGGTTCGAGTCCTGCCGGGTCAGCCATATTGCGGGGTGTAGCAGTGGTAGCTTACCAGCCTCATAAGCTGGTGGTCGCAGGTTCGAGTCCTGCCCCCGCAACCATGCCCGTCCCACGAACAGAGCGGAGACTGTAAACCGAATGGGAAATAGAAACCTTCACATCTGGCAGTGATGACTTTTACAAGGTTTTGGGAGTAAAACCGGCGCAATCCGGCAGGCGAAGTACGAGCCGGCACCATGGCTTACGGTGTGAGTAAGCCGATCTGTCCGGTTAGCTCAGCTGGGAGAGCATTTGCCCTACAAGCAAAGGGTCGGCGGTTCGATCCCGTCACTGGACACCATATGCGGGTGTAGCACAACGGCCAGGGCACCAGCCTTCCAAGCTGGGGATGCGGGTTCGATCCCCGTCACTCGCTCCATATGCCGGAGTGGTGGAATCGGCAGACGCGGAGGACTCAAAATCCTCTGGTAGCGATACCGTGTGGGTTCAAGTCCCACCTTCGGCACCAAGGCGTATCTGCATTAAATCACAGCCCTGCACCATTTTTTCGGTTTTGATGGTCACTCGACCCAGTGCCAGCACTGGGATGAGAGGGTTGCAATCACGAAGTACAAGTGATGTGAGCCACGCAAACCGTATATGGCAGTATGACTGGAGATGGCTCCAGCACGACCTCATACGTCGTAAGACGCAGGTTCGAGTCCTGCTACTGCCACCACAGCTCTCCCATTTTGGGCGAAACGATATTATAAATAGCGGTGGCCTTATGAGTGGGGCGTTAATCAATGGGGCTGACATCCATTACCGCTGAAGTCAGCTTATGATACCGTAGCCAAGTGGCAAGGCTCTGGGTTGCAACCCCAGGATCATAGGTTCAAATCCTATCGGTATCTCCATATAGGGGTGTAGCCAAGTGGTAAGGCAAGGGACTTTGACTCCTTCACTCGCTGGTTCGAGTCCAGCCATCCCTGCCAAAAAAAATACGGTGGCGGAATAAGTAGACGCTAAAGTGTGGCTTCTTATAGGTTGGTTGGTGAACGGATAATGTAAACCGTAAAAAAGTAACTCCGAGTCAGCTGCGATTGATCGCCAGTTCTACGCAACATGAAAGGCCGAGGGTAATCACGAAGGAATAACCTAAAACTCCAACTATGTAAGGTGTAAATCCTTACCCGTATTATATATGCTCCCATCCTCTAACTGGAATAGGAGGCCGGCCTCTCAAGTCGGCAATACGAGTTCGAGTCTCGTTGGGAGTACCAGAGGTGGATCTGTGAAGGGGCTTGTGCGCACAAGTTGTTATAACAGAAAGAGTAGTCTCATGAACTGCTTGCCGTAATAAGGTTTCCAACTGGAAGCGCCTTGCCATAATTTATAAAGCAGGTGCAATCATGCCGAAGAAAGATTTGGGCGTAACGAAAGAAAAAACATCAAAAATCGTTAAAAAGATTTCCGCCTCTGAGTGCGGTACCGGTGTGCTGTGTACAACGAGGTCGGGCAAGCAGTACCAGATCAGCCAAAATCCAGAAAAGAAGAAGCATACGCTATGGCGTATTGTGGATGGCAGATATGAGAAAATTGCGACTGGGGATTCGCCCTATGATCTATACCCTTTAATTGATTGGGACAAATAAATCCAAATATGCTGCTATGGTGGAATAGGCAGACGCGCCAGCTTGAGGTGCTGGTGGGAGAAATCCCGTATGGGTTCGAGTCCCATTAGCAGTACCAACATGGTGCGTTGGACGAATTGGGTAGAGTCACCACCCTTTCAAGGTGGAATTTCCGGGTTCGATCCCCGGACGCATCACCAAAGCAACCCAAATTGGTTGCAAAATAAAAATGCAACCATAAATGGTTGCTGTATATGGCGTGTTAGCTCAGAAGAGTAGAGCGCCGGCCTGTCACGTCGGAGGTCACGGGTTCAAGTCCCGTACACGTCGCCATTTTTATAGGGGTTTGGTGTAATTGGTAGCACTCCGGTCTCCAAAACCGATGTAGGTGAGGGTTCAAGTCCTTCAACCCCTGCCATGCTGACATAGCTCTAATGGTAGAGCGGTTGCTTCGTAAGCAATAGGTTCAGAGTTCGAGTCTCTGTGTCAGCTCCATATGCTGGTGTAGCTCAGTCGGTAGAGTGGCTGATTTGTAATCAGTAGGTCGGGGGTTCAAGTCCGTCCACCAGCTCCATATGCGGGTATAGCTCAGTTGGTAGAGCAGCTGACTCTTAATCAGAAGGTCGTGGGTTCAACCCCCTCTACCCGTACCAATATAAGAATAGTAAATATAGGGGAGCGCCAGAGTTGGAGAGCTGGGGCGGTCTGTAAAACCGTTGCTTTCGAGCTGAGTGGGTTCGACTCCCACCTCCCCTACCATACAAATGTTTGTTGCTACCCGATATGCAACTGAAATAAGGTCGGGTTCAAATTGACGAGTGGGTGATTCAATGAAGTTCCCGTTTGGATCTTTAATGTATTATGTGTCCCCGGTGAATGGAGCAAAAACACTTTGCCTATACATTCGAGACGATCATGGAAAGGCTGTTGTGTTCTTTGAGCACGCAGAATGGGCAGCTCGGGTTGGGTACGATCAGCTTGAAAAAATAATGTGTGCCTAAATTTTACAAGTGGCGGAATTGACCCCAGTAGGTGCGGGGAGCAGTCTTGAAAACTGTTGGTCGTGATGAGCGGCTTGTGGGTTCGAGTCCTACTTCCGCCGCCAACGGGATGTGTTGATATTTACTGCTTTCTAACGACCCCAAGACAAACGGTACGAAAGCGGCGCGGTTCCAGCGATAGGGGACGGTGGACTTTGCTACGCTGTCCTGTGCAATGCCGATAAACAAAAATGCGTAGCGCTATGGGATGATAGCTCAGTTGGAAGAGCGGCAGGTTGAAGCCCTGCGCGTCGGAGGTTCGATTCCTTCTCATCCCACCAGTCCGTAAGGATACTACCTATGATGACGTGTGACGGCTCTGACACGTCGGTAAAATAAAAATTGGCCGTGTGCAGGTAGATTGGGGTCGCTCCCTCCGGTGAAAGTCCGGCGCAGGCAAAACGCGATAGACCAACCTAAACGCTGTAAGCAAAGCGGCAAGCCGATCAGGAGCGCGGCGGGCTGGCATACCCCAACGGGACTTCGTGAGCCTGGGAAAGTATGCCCCTCTAATGGTAGTCAGCAATGGAGGATAAATAAGTGTAGTAACCGTGCAAATCGGAATTATTGCCTGATTGAGATAACATATCACGGCTGTGAATGGCGGTCGGAATCCAAGGTAAAGGTGTGTGGTGAGGCCGGGAGTAGAGTCACTTCATACAACATATGCGCCTGTAGCTCAGTTGGGAGAGCAGCGCACTTTTAATGCGTGGGTCGGGGGTTCAAATCCCTTCAGGCGCACCAGAAGAAATAATAACGATTGAGAAAACCTCGGAGTCTTTGGACTTCCGAGGTTTTGTCATATAGAAAGGGGGTCGCGGACATGGCGGCAAAGAAACAGCTGATGAAACCGGCTACGCAAAAGGTAGTGAAAGATGCGAAGCCTACCGAAGTTGAGCCGCGTGTAATCAGCGATGAAGAATATCGCTGTACCTGCTGCGGCCACAAGTACAAAAAACAGGAGACTAATTTTGGCCGTTCAAAGTCCCCTATTTATAAGGGCAACAACGGCTTTGTCTCTATCTGTAAGAACTGTGTTGCAGAGCTTTACGAACAGTACGTAAAGTTCTATGACGGAGACGAAGATGCGGCGGCAGAGCGGATTTGCCAGATCACGGATATGTACTTTGATTTGGATATCTGGGCGTCGTCACGAAAGATCAGTGAGAGCCGCAATGGAAAGAGTCGCAATCGGATCAGTACCTATATTTCCAGACTGAATTTGAGCCAGGTAGACGGAGCAACGACCTACTCTGATACATTGGTGCGGCGCTGGGAAGCCAATGTGGAAAACGCACCTACGGTGGAGGATGTGGCAAAAAATGACGACATCCAGACACCCGAGGAGGTTGTGCGCCGGTTTGGTGTCGGTTTTGATGCTGGCGACTACGATTCTATGCAGTACGAGTATCAGGATTGGGTAAAGCGATACGGCGAGCCGATGGATAAGCGGCAGGAGGAGCTGTACGTTTCGATCTGCTTTATGAAGCTCAACCTGCGGAAGCTGCTTCAGAAGGGGGATTCCAACATTGGTACGGCTGCGAATAGCTACAAGTCGCAGATTGACGCAGCTACTACTGAGATCGAAGACCGGAAGAAAAAGGCTGAGGCTGAAAAGCAGCTAAGTCCTTTGGGAGAAATGATTCGAGATATCGAGGAGTTTTGTCCGGCTGAATATTACAAGGACAAGAAGCTGTATGCGGACTTCGATCATTTGAAGGAGTATATTGAGCGGTTCATGACCAGACCTCTTCGCAATCTATTGACCGGCTCTAAGGAACTGGACAAGGAATTTAGCCTGTCTGATTCGGAGGAGTGAGTTATGGATTACGAAGCGTTGATGGATGGGCGGCAAAAACACGTCCATGAACATTTCTCACCCAATAGCAAATTGAACGACCCTGAGTTTGTCAAAAAGCTATTGGATTGGATAACGTTTTGGCGAAGGAACCCCAGCCGCTTTGTGCAGCGGTATTTCGGAATCACACTGTATCTCTATCAGCACATCATTTTGTATCTGATGGATATTTTTCCGAGTATCTGCATTGTGGCCGCTCGTAGTGCGGCAAAGTCATTTATCATTGCGGTCTATGCCTGTAAAGAAGCAATTTTGCGGCCTGGATCATTGATCGTCGTAGCTTCGGCGACAAAAAAGCAGGCGAGATTGATCGTATCAGAAAAAATCGCCAAAGAGATTTTGCCAAGATCTCCGTTGCTTCAACAGGAGATTAAGACCATCAAGGACAACCAGAACGATATCGAAGTGAAGTTTAATAACGGAAGCTCTATTGTTGTATTGGTTGCCAATGAGAATGTGCGTGGATACCGTGCTACGGTCTTCATTTATGAAGAGTTCCGTATGATTGTGAAAAGCATTATCGACACGGTTCTTTCTCCTACGCTGTTCCAGCGGCAGATTCCGTTCAGAATCAAGTACCCCGACGAGTACAAAGAACTGAAAGAGGAACCGAAAGAAATCTATATCAGCTCTGCATGGTACAAATCTCACTGGATGTGGGATTACATGAAGCTCGTGACCCGCGATATGTTGGGCAAGGGCAAATCTGTTCTGATTGGTATGGATTACAGCATCGCTTTGAAGCACGAGATTAAAACCCGTGACTTCTTGGTGAAGGAGCGAAAGAAGCTGGATAGGGTTGCCTGGACGATTGAGTATGAAAATCAGATGGTGGCCGAGAATGCTCATGCTTACTTCACCTACGATATGCTGAACAAGAACCGCGTGTTGAAACGTCCGTTTTATCCAAGGAAGAACGAGGACGTACTGTCAAAGGTCAAGGCAAAGCACACAATTCCCAAACAGGCAGGAGAAATCCGTATTATCGCGTGCGATATTGCCCCGGAGGGCGGTACCGGCAACGATAACTCGGTATTTACTTGCATTCGTGCTCTCCCTGAGAGCAAGGAGTATAAGGTCTCAGATACCAGCGGAGATCATATTGAGGTCAAGCAGGGATATCGCCGGCAGGTAGTCTATATGGAGCCGCAGGCAGAATTTGAAACGACAAAACAAGCTATTCGCATTAAGCAGCTGTTCGCTGACTTTGAGGCGGATTATTGCGTTTTGGATACACGAAACGCGGGTGTCGCTATTTACGACGCTTTGGCTAAAGTGCTTTATGACGTAGATCGGAACGTGGAATACGAACCTTGGACGTGTATGAACGATGATAAGCTGAAAGCTCGTATCGTAATTGCAGGCCAGAAAGAGGTAGTTTTCTCGGTCAAGGCGTCCTTGGAGCTGAACAGCAAAATTGCTGTCTCTATGCGGGATAGTTTGAATAACCGGATGATCGAACTCATGGTAAGCAACCAAGAGGGCGTTGAAGAATTGCAGCGCTTGTATCCTGAGTATGTCTCTGCCGATGTAGATACCCAACTTTTCTATGAGCGTCCTTTCCTTGAGACGGTGGCGTTGATCAATGAGATGATTGGGTTGGAGTATACTGTGCAGAACCAGACCAACCTCATTAAAATTGAGGAACGCCCAGGTGCGCGGAAAGACCGGTATACATCAGTATCTTATGGCAACTATTTCGTTTCACTTTTGGAGGCGGATCTTTTCTCGGATAGCTCCGGGTATGAATACGTAACACTTTGTAATTAAAGGAGGTGAAGACAAGTGGCAGGAAAATCATTCTTTGGTCGGATTATGGGCTGGAATCAATCTGAAACGCAGGCCGCAGTACCTATGTCGCAAGTAAACAGTGCGCCGCAGGACGACAAGACCTATGAGTTTAACACGCGTTTGGGTTCGTCCTATTTGAACGTGGTCAACTACGGTACGAAATGTACGGCACCGTATTCCACGGAAGAAATCACGCGAATGGCGAGAGATCCTATGCAGTACATCTCTGAATTGCGTCAATGGGCGAAGTGGGCGTATTACTCAAACGGCACGGTGACGACAGCTATTGATAGCCTGGTTAGTCTTCACTCCCTTGATTATGTGGTAGTTGTTAAGCCCAAGAAAGCGGGAGGCTCCCGTAAAGGGTATCGTGCCAGCATGGACAAGATGACCAGCGTGCTCCGGTCGATGCGCTACAAGGAGGTTATTCGTGACGGTCTATTCCACGATGCCAATGAGGGTATGTACGTGGGGTACATGGAGACGAGAACAGTACCAGTAGACGATCGGCTTGCGCTGACTGATCTTGATATCCAAGGCATCACCGAGATTAACTCAGCCGGCGTCAACTGTGTTGTTATTTCTTTGCCGGTAGAATATACAAGAATCATTGGCCGCAGGAACAACTGCTACGAAGTAGCGTTTGACCTGCGGTATTTTAGCGCCATGACAGAGGGAGATCGTAAGCGTAAGCTGCAAGGCTTCCCTCGTCAGATTCAAGAAGGATGGCGCAGATATTCCAATGGAGAGTTCCCGGATGGTGCGTGCTGGCAGAGACTGGACTGGCGCAAGACGATTGTAACCAAGATCAAGAGCGGACAGAACGATCCGTACGGTGTGCCTTTTGCAGTAGCCGCGTTGGACGATATCGACTACGCCAAATACTTCATCAATACGAAGCGGCGTGTGTTGGATACGGTCAATAACCAGATTTACTATGAGACTTTCCCCGAGGGAAAGGACAAGGGTACATCTGCTCTGTCTCAGTCACAGCAAGAAAACCAGCATAACACAGTCAAGCAAGCGCTGACGCAACGCAGCAACACAAACGGTGTATCATTCTTCTCTTTGGCTTCTGGCACAAAGATGGATCGGCTTCCGGTTGATCTCTCCCTTTTGAATGAGGAAAACGAAAATGCCATCAAAGAGGATGTGAATGAGGACATCGGCGTGGCTGCTGCTGCTCTGAGTGGCAGTTCTACGGGTAACTATGCCACGGCCACACTGAATATGGAAATCGTTGCGAATAACGTATTCACGTGGATTGAGGCTTTGGTGGAAGAGCTGAACAAGTGCTTGAATTACAACGTAATCAGGGACGGCAGCTACCGGGTGGAGTTCCGGGTGCTTCCCATTACTTTTGTCAATCGAGAAAAACAGGTGAAGTTTTTCTCTGACCTGTATGCCCGTGGAAAGGGCAGCTTGATGGCATGGATTGCCTCTACAGGGTTTGACGTGGATGACTACCTCTCTCTTATGGATCTTGAGTTGGATGAAGACTTTGAGAATAAGTACCCTGTGCATAAGACCTCGTTTACTGTTACCGGTAAGGATGCGCCTGACGGTGATGTGGACAAGAGCACCGGTGGCGATCCTCCGGTCAATTCAAGCACAGAGTCTACAAAGGCTAATAATGCTAACGCAAGCCCCTCTCCGTCAGGATAAGGAGGTGAGAGTATGTCTGAGAGAGCTTTTGCCCCTATCTATGAGATCTCCAGTGAAAATAAGATTGCCGGCAGACGACCTATCAAGGTTGTATTGCATGAGATCTTCCCTGATAACACTCGTTGGCAGGAAAACGGAATCTCGTGGAAAGAGGAATATGTTCAAGCTAACCTCCACTCCGTTGTCGGAATGTCGATTGTAGCGGAATTTTTGACCGAAGATCGGGACGTTCCATACAACCACGGTATGACGGATGTACGGGAGGAGGATAAGTTGCCTTTGTTTGAAGACGCCACTATGGTTGGACACTTCGACAAGGCGTATGTGGATGACGTAGAAATCGGAGGCGTTACTAAACGCTGCTTGGTAGCAGAAGGAACGCTGGATGAAATGCGTTATCCCAAGTTTGTTGCTTGGCTCCGCGAAAATATGGCGGACTCTGTTGTTAAGGGTTCCGTGGAAATTGTGGGTAAGCCCGAGCACGATGGATACATTATTTACTCCGGCGGTTGGAAAGAGGAAGGTCGTGTTCCGCAGTATTACGATTACAGCGGATATGCGATTCTCAGTGTTAAACCGGCTGATGAAGCCGCCATCGTAATGGAGCTAAATAATAAAAAACTGGACAAGGAGGATGGAACAATGGACGAGAAGACCAAGAACGAGTTGATGGCGGCTGTGACTGGTGCTGTCTCTGAGGTCAACTCCAAGTGGGAGGAGTATTGGGCCAAAGTTGACACGCTTCTGGCTGAGATTAGCCAGCTGAAAGCTGACATCGCACAGAAGGAAGCTGATATCAAGCAGCTTCAGGCGGATTACGACAAGGAAGCCGCCGCGAAGGAAGCGGCAGAGGCCGGACTGACTGAGGCTAACGCCGCGAAGGAAGCGGCAGAGGCCAGCCTCGTTGAGGCTAATGCCAAAATCACCGAAATGCAGAACGCCGCTGCCGTGGCAGAACTGAATGCTGCACTGGCCCCCTACACCGAGGAGCAACGTGCAGTTGCCAAGGAAGATATCGACGCTTTCAATTCCAATCCCGGCAGCGTAGAGATCAACAGCATCGTTGGCAAAATCTGCACCGCTATGGTGCAGGCGGCTCGTGAGAGTCAAATCGCAGAAACCAATGCCGCCAGCCAGATTGACGTATTTGGCATGACGGATGACGCCGGCAAGAAGGAGAACACCGATCCCGCCGACGTGGACGTATTTTAAGAAAGGGATGAAAAACAATGAAGGCTAAGACGATTGGTTACTACAAGAACGTGCAGAACGTTGGCGACGTTAATGCCGCCGTCGATCTGAAGGTCGGCATGGGTGTGGTGCTGAATCGCGCCGCTCGTACTGCCAACCTGCCCGCCTCTGAGGAGGAGGCTAAGGCTTGCTTCCGCATCGTGAGCAATATCAACGACAAGCCCGAAATGCGTAATTTCGAGGAGACGTTGACGGTCAAGGCCGGCGAGAAGGTACGCGCCGACGACCTGACCACTGTGGCAAATCTGGAGATGGAGTTTGCCAGCTATGAGATCAGCACCGACTATGCCGGCATCTCTGTTGGCGATAAGCTGGTCTTTGGTACGGATGGCCTGCTCACTAAGAGCACCGACGTAACCGGTTACAAGGTGTACTTCGAGGTTACGAAGAAGACCGCATACATGGGCAAGGGCGTCCTCGTCGTTGTCCGCGTGCAGTAAGAAGAGAAAGAGAGGGATAAACGATGAGCACGATTTATGAAATCAACATGAGCAACGCTCAGGCTGATGTGAATACTGGTCGTGTCAAGCAGAACTCCAAGATCGTGGAGGTATTTTCTGCTCTGAGCGCCGGTAAGCGCCCCGAGGTTGACGACAAGACTCTGGACAAGAGCGTGGCAACCATCAAAGAGCTGTCCAGCAAGGCTATCGACGGCGATAACGCCGCCCGTAGCGAAATCAACTCCATCATCCGGTTCTCTATTGAGCCGAAGCTGTTGGAGGTTGTTCGCCTGTTCGACTTCATGGGCACATATCGCCGGATCGGTTACAACGAGGCTCCCATGATGAAGACCTACGGATACGAGAGCATCGATTCTCGATTCCAGGCATCCAGCAGCGACGTACCCTTCGCCGCTGTGAATTGGCGTGAGTATCCGATCGGCACCCAGACCATCTCTGCTGGTTTTGCTGTTGACTACCGCGAGCTTCAGAACGGTAACTTCGACGGCAATATCCGTGAGGGTATGAACCAAGTGCAGATTGATATGCAGAACAAGATGACCTACTACGTCATGACCGTTCTGTACAACGCCCTGAAAAACGCCAAGGGTGTGAAGCACTTCGCTGAGGACAACGGCATCACCAAGACCGCTGTTGACAATATGCTCAAGTCCATGCGTCGCTATGGTAAGGTCAACATTGCCGGCGATTACAGCGTAGTGTCTCAGTTCAACGACTTCGCTGGCTTCAAGCAGTTCTCCGCCGATGAGATCCGCTACGCCAACAACATTGTTGCCGAGGAAATCCGCCAGACTGGTCTGGTAAGTATGTACAACGGTGCTTTCGTAACCGAGCTGCCCAACGCGATCAACTGGACTCAGTTGAACAAGGACGGCACCGATTATGACCTGTATATGCCCCAGGGTCTGCTGTTCTTCCTGCCTCGTGGTTCTGTGTCTCCTCTGCAGGTCTTCCTGCGTGGCGGACTGACCACCATGACTGGCGACGACATCGTAACCCGTCAGCACCTGACCCGCTTCGATATGGAGTTCGGCGCAGGCGTTGCCGAGGGCATGGAAGATCAGATCGGTCTGATCTCCGATACGAACTTTGATGCTCCCACTTTTTAAGTGAGAGGTCTTTTTTTTATGCCTGAATGACGGCACAAACGGGGAGGGGCGCAAACCCCTCCCCTAATTTCAATCAAAGGGGAATCGTTATGAAAACGAATAATGTTCTGGTAAACAACCTTTGCTCCTGGCCTCTGGGCTTTCGGCGTTTGGCGGGGCAGGGCGATATCGCAATTCCGGGCAAAGCTCGGAATTTCCCCCTCCTCTCCGAAGAGGAGGTTCTGGCTCAGATCCAAACCGGCAACGTGATGTTTACCGGCACTGATGGTATGGGCAATCATGCCCGTATTCAGATCGTGGACGAGGCAAAGCGTAAGGAGCTGTTCGGCCTGGGCGACGCCGAAGTTTCCACTCCTATCCTCTTGAATGAGGAAAGCGTTAAGGAACTGTTGGCTATTCGCTCCAAAGCCAAGTTCAACGAGCAGCTGGAAGCTATGGTGAAAACCGACGCCGAAAAGAGAATGCTCGTGGAGCTGGCGTTTAGTGCGGGCGCTGAGGACGCGGAGTCCTGGAAGGTGGACGCTCTGCGCAAGCTGGCTGAGACTGCCAAGGTCTAACCGATGAAAGGAAAAGGTGTGGATTATGGCGGACGAAAAGAAAACGACCTTTGCGGACGTTGAGCAAAAATTCCACTCCATGCCTTTGACTAAATATGAGATCCCGGAGGCATTGGAAGCAGAATGGCTATCCACAGCGGTAGCAGATTTTGAACTGAATTTGGGCTGTGACCTCGGGTATAACGAGGAGACACGCGAGTTTTCTGGCAAGTTGAAAAGTATTGCCGTTCGTACTCTCGCCCAGATGATGTATGTGTCTTACCTGCAAAGGGAACTGAGCAGGGTAATGGCGCTGAACGGGATCTATGGAAAGGATGTTCAGCTAACCGGCCAAGATGCGACCAAACGTGTAACAAAACAGGAACTTGACGACCAGATCGCCAAGGTTGAAGTTTTGCTTCATCGTCAGAAAGATCCTGCGTATGGATAAGGGGGTAGCAATATGTCAGAAGAATCCAAAAGCTGGTATCGAATGACACGCCCTCTTTTCAACAGCGGGTTTGAGGATGATGAGTTTTGGGCATACGGCCAAGATGGTTTTCAGGAAGTGCTCGATTCCTTTATCGGGTCTGATATTTTGATCTACGATAAGGCGATTGGAACTGAGCCGCAGCAGGTAAGAGCTATTGTCCAACAGAAAACCAGCGATGTGTATAACAGCACAACGGTTAGACAGATTCTTTGCAATATCGGTATCTTGAGATGTGGGCAGTACGTGAAACACGACGGGGCGTTTTGGCTGGTGAGTTCGCTGCCGGATAACAACCGCATTTATGAAAAGGCGGTACTCTGGAAGTGCAAATACTCTATCCGATTCGTCTCCCCTTTGACAGGTGAGATTGTAGAATACCCCGTATATAGCACAAACAGTACACAGTATGGCACTGGTGAGGCGGGTAAAACGCAGATGACGGTTGGTGAAGACCAGCACCTGATCTATCTGCCATACAATGAAGAAACGATTATGTTGGACGCTCAGACCCGGCTCTTGATGGACAAGAACAAGGTCGATCCAACAGCCTATCGTATCACCAGAGTTGATCCGATCTCGTATGCAGTGGGCGATGAACGTGCAGAGGATGGCTTGATTCAATGGGCCGTACTGGAAGACCAATTCAATGCCGCTACCGATAACGCCGAGTTGATGGTGGCGGATTACTATACTTCTGTTCCCGGTGGGACAGAGGAAACCTCGGGAGCAAGCGTCCATATCACATTGACAGACCTGGACGGCGATTTCAAGATCGCAGGCGGAGAGACAAAACAAATCCGTGTCCAAGTCTTGGATGAGAGTGGCGTTCCTATTGATCCACTCCAATATCGTTTGGAGTATGACTTTGCTGGCGCGGCCAGCATTGTCGATGAGATGAACGGCGTTATCACGCTGCGGGCGTCGGATGATCCCGTATTTGTGGGAACACAAATTGAGATCAAGGCAATCCACGACGCCTCCGGCAGTGAGGCCGTTATGAAAATCCAAATTGTGAACTGGTAAGGAGGTGATGAGGGTGCCGCATTTTGATTCGATGATTCAACAGAAGATCTTGCTGAAACGAAAGCTGCTGCAAAATCAGGCGGTGGTCAATTTGCTCTGTAACGTAGGGAACAACGTGGCGGAGTTTGAGGATTTCAAAACGGGTAGTAAAAGCCCTGCGGAACCCCTCATCAAAACCCACTTTTATGTCCCTGGTACACAAACAGATGACAAAAACTTTATCACGATGCGTAGTCGCGTGGTCTATACCGACTCGAATGTGATTAAGGAGACAGGGATTACTGTCTATATTATCTGTAACGAGCACCAGATTGACTTGCTGCAGGGTTCCAGAGCGGATCTGCTGGCAGATGAGGTGGATCGCATTTTGAACAACGGGGACAAGCCCCTGTTCGGACTGGGTGGGATCAAGCTCAGTACGGCGGATGAGGTTCAGTTCAACGAAGGATACTCCGGGTGGTCAATCCCGTACGTTACCCACGAGATGAATAGGGAGGCTGGTATCATTGATTGATCAGCTGAAATTGTTTCGTGGAGAGGGATACAAGATCAACGATAAAATCTTGATCAGGCAACCCACCTTGGAGGAAATCGTAGATTTTGGCGAGCAGCGGTATTTCGGACTGGTACGCACTATTTGTTCGACACCCGCTGATCGAAAAGTTGAAATCTGGGACAAACTTCATGTCTTCTGGGAGAAGATAGACGAATACGACCTTTTCATATCCCTTTTTCAGACGCTTCAAAAATCTGAGGTGTCTATCCTTTTTGGGGATATGGACTTCACAACCTTTAAGCTCGGTACACAAACAGGTCTCCCAGACCTTGTACTGAAGAATAAAGATCAAGTGGTGATCGACCGAGCTATTCATAAGCTCATGACTGACTATCTCCGTCAAATCCATAAGCTGAAAAAGAATGTGGATACGGGATTTAATGACGCCACGAGAAAAATCATGATTGAGGATGACAGGGATGAAATGGCACTGCAAATGCAGAAGCCTTTTCAATCATTACTGCTACCTCTTATCTCTTCTTTGACAAACTGCCCAGAATTTAAGTACCGATGGGATGACGTATGGACGTTGCCCATCGGTGTTTTTATGGACAGCGTAGAGCGTGTTCAGAAGCATAAGAGCTACAACTTCGTAATGCAAGGCATTTACAGCGGTTGTGTGGATATGAAGAAGCTCGACAAAAAGGAACTGCATTGGATGGGGGATCTGAAATGATCCCGAAAAAATACAGAAAGGACGATGAATACCATGTTTAACGCAACTCAATTTGTCATCGACAAGGTACGTCGGATCACTCAGATCAACCTGGCAACGGGTTTGGTGGACTTCACCGGTACGAGCGTGGAGAGTCCCCAGATCGAGTTCACCGGCGAGTCTACCGACAAGACTGACGCTCAGGGCGTCCTGCTCGCCCGTTTCGACACCGCTAAGGGTGTGAACTTCTCTGGTGAGCTGTCTCTGCTGAACCTGAACCTGATGGGTGCACAGCTCGGATCTGAGGTACAGGTGGCCGATAGCTCCAAGAAGGTCAAGGGTGCCGACTTTGCTATCCTCACCGTGACGGACGACAAGGGCACCAAGACCGCTACGCTGAAGCACGTGCCCACTTCTGCCCCCGCTGCCGTGTACACCATGAGCGAGGACAAGAACATCAGCGGCATGATCGAGGTCGGCGTTGATGAGGGTAACGCCAAGATCGAGGGCAAGGTTATCACTCTGCCCGCTTCCTTCGTCGGAACCACTGTTGGTGTGTTCTATGAGTACGAGACGGATTCTGCCGTCAAGCTGGTGGACAGCGCCGAGAGCTTTGCCGAGGCTGCGATGTATGTCGTGGACATTCTGGCTGCTGACGTGTGCAACCCGTCTGTCAAGCGTGCCGGTAAGATTGTCTTCCCCAAGGCCAAGATCGACAACAACTTCACGGTCAACCTGACCACGGAAGGTACGCACCCCTTCTCCTTCACTGCTCTGAAGGATTACTGCGCCGACGACGCGGAGCTGTGCTACATCCTCTTTGAGGAGTAAGGCGGTTTACCATGATTCGGAATTGCAAGGTGTGCGGCGCTTCGTACAAAACCTGCTATTCCTGTGAGAAAGAGCGGAGCTGGAGGCTTCATACTGACACCCCTGAGCACTACTACATTTGGACGGTGCTCATGGGGTATCAGGCTAACCACGATGCGAAACAGGCATATAGCGCTCTTCGGAAACGCGGCATCGACCTTCGTAATACGGCAGAATATACGCTGAGTGTGCAAGCACTGCTGGCGGAAATCTATGCTTTGGCGCACGAAAACAGTAGGGCAAAGAAAGCAGTAGTCGAAGCGGAGGAAACCAAGGCCGAAGAACAGGTAAATAACGAGGCTGAGTCGCAGCAGGAGTAATGGGAAGGAGGGCTTCGGCCCTCCTTTTCAGACTCATAAAGAAAGGTGGTGAGACGGGTGAAAATCTTGGCCGTTGACCAAGCCAGACACGGCGCATGGGCGGTTTATGACTATGAGGGAAAGAAACTGCTGGACTATGGGGCGTGGGGCTTTGATAACAAGAACTATACATTCGAGCAGGCAATTTTGCACATTGAGGCTTTGCTTAGTGAGGTGATCCGAACGCACGACATTGATGCGGTGTTTTTGGAGGACATTCAGCTTAGAAAGAATGTTCAATCTTTCAAAAAACTGGCTCAACTACAGGGCGTACTCGTGAATATGTGTGAAAAAACGAATATTTTGTACAATTTGGTAGCACCCACACAATGGCAAAATTACTGCAAAGCAAGAGGTAGGACGACAAAGGAGATCAAGTCAAAGATCACATCTGTCGAACCTACGGGCAAAAAGACATCAAAAATCCTATCGCTGCAAGCTGCAAGGGATATTTATGAGATCGTTACTGAAAACGACAACTTGGCGGACGCCGTGATGATTGGGCATTACGTCGTAAACAATATCAAAATCGGAAGCGAGGACGACTTCAATGAAAAAGAACGAGATGACTAAGAAGCTCATGGAGGAGTTTAACGAGGATTTTATCGACGTGGGGGGGGTATTAGACACTACGTTGCCTGATCCCACCATGGTGGAATATTATCGCCGATTGAAAAAGCGCGAGATTCTTTGGAATGACGATATCAGCGACGCCACTATTGATATCGCTTTGTATATCAAAAAGTGGAATGCCGAGGATAAGGGGATTGCGCCGGAAGAACGTAAGCCCATCAAAATCTTCATCAATTCGGATGGTGGCAGCGTGGACACGGTGCTCCACATCATCGACATGATCCACCTGTCCAAGACACCGATTTACACGATCGGTATGGGCCGAGTGTACAGCGCTGGCGGACTTCTGCTGATGGCCGGCCATAAGCGCTATGTCTTTCCTCATACCAGTTGTCTCATTCATGATGGATCTTCCGGTGCGATCGGAAGCATCGGCAAAATGTTGGACAACTTGGAGTTTACCAAGGAATTGGAAAAACGCATGAAGGAGTACATCTTGTCTAGCACCCGAATCACGGAGGAAGTCTACGACCAGAACTATCGCCGTGATTGGTTCTTGTTTAGTGAAGAAATGATCGTGTTGGGTATTGCCGACGAGATCGTAACTGACATTGATACCATTCTTTGATAGGAGTGAAGAAGATATGGCAAAGAAAAATACCAGCATGGAAATCTATGATGTCCCCGCTACCCTGCAGGAGCATCCTTTTTATGGACTGAGACTGGATGAATACCAGAAAGTTTTTCGGGATGCTATTTGGGACACGGAGAAGCTGATTGTGTTTTGCAATGCTAAAGCTGGTACCGGCAAGACACTGATTGCTACAGCCACAGCCAATTTGCTTTATCAATACGGACGGTGTAATGGCATCGTCTATATTGCCTCTCCTACTCAGGAGCAGAAGCAGGGATATTTGAAGGGCACGATCGAGGAAAAATCCGAGCCGTATTTTGAGCCATTTTATGAAGCATTGGAAAAAATCGGTGTAAATCGCAATACTGCATTTTACGATGGTGCAGTTAACGAGAAGTATCAAACCGCATATATCCAGTGCGCTACGCACACGTTTCTGCGTGGTACCAACTTTGAGAACAAAGTGGTAATCATCGACGAGGCGCAGAACTATTACTTTGACGAGTTGAAGAAGGTTCTGACTCGTTTACATGACAGTTGCAAAATCATCGTAATCGGTCATGAGGGGCAGAATGATTTGTTCGACCACCCGGAGCGCTCCGGTTTTGTCCCCTATCTGAACTGGTTTGCAGGTGATGATCGGACGGCGGTGTGCCGACTGGTAGAAAATCATCGCGGCTGGATCAGCCAACACGCCGACGAACTGACGTTCCGTGCGGCAATGAATCTTGTGGAGGATCAATAAAATGAAGAAAATCGCTGTAAATACGGTGAAAGCCTTTCTGAAAGAGAATAAAAAGGAAGATGCTTACACCCAGGCGTTTACTGTGGGGGACAGCTCTTTTGAGGTGTCATTCCATACAGCTCTGACTATCGCAGAGAAGAGCACCTTTCTGAATCGTGTGGTTTCTGGATGTTTCGATGCGACGGGCAAGTTCCGCCCTGAGTATGTCTCGCCTATGCTGCGAGCTACCATTCTCCAGATGTGTACCAATATCCCGGCCATGACGCTCAAAAACGAGACAGATGAAGCGGGTGCTTCCGCTTTGGATGTGGATGCCATGAATGAGCTGTATCTGGCTATGGACTTGGATCACGTTCAGAACGCCGGATATCAGGATATGCTGAATGAGATGGTTCCCCTGTGCGGGCAGGCTATCGACTGGAAAAAGAGCAGTATTCTTGCCGATCATGGTACGGATACAGCTCTCCGCGATCTGCTGGAGGGATTGGCCGATAAGGTGAAGGATATCGACACGGAGTCGCTTATGCAGTATGCCGGTATCCTTTCCGAAGGTACCAAAGGACTGGGTGAAGGTGGAATCCTGCAAGGTCTGCTGAACTCAAGAAAGGCGTAAGCAACAAAGAAAATTATTGAGTGGGAGGTGGCGGCATGAACGTTCGGGAAGCGCTTGAAAAGGCAAACAAGCAGCTTATGGCAAAAATCGACGACGCAATGACAAAAGAAGTCTTTGAGGAAGTCCAGGATGAAGAAGCTGCCACCATCTACTCTGAGGTGTACAAGGTCTATACCCCTCGGATGTACCGTCGCCGTGGAGAATACGGCGGATTGGGAGATCCCTACAACATTGAAATCCGAGGCGGGGCAGCAAAGGGCGGCGTGATGGTCGTGGTCAATATGACTGAACCGAATCCGGGTGGCTGTATGAACGACGATCAGGTAACGACTGGTAAAAATCTACCTGAGCTGGTGGAATTTGGAGACGGTTATAAATTCTATCACTATGATTTTCCCAGCCGTAGGCGCTATATGGAGCCTCGTCCTTTTACTGCAAAAACCATTGAGCACCTGAAAGAAAGCCGCGCTCATGTAAATGCTTTGAAAGCTGGACTGAGACGACAGGGGATCAATGTGAAATGAAATTTAACAGAAAAAGGTGGTGAGAGATGTGGACGAAGATCTGAAAATTGTATTGACCAGTGAGCTGGAGGCTGATGAAGAGGCTTCCGCACAACGTATTTCTGCGCAACTTCCCAACATTGCAAAGCTGATCAATTCCAAAAGCAGCATCAAGGTTGGTGTAACTCTGGACGAAGCTGGTATTCAGTCTCAAACTCAGCGGATTACTCAGCAAATCGCCAGAGCAACAAAATCCCAAAGCGTTGGTGTTTCTTTGAGCTTGGATCAAAGCTCTGTCAACAAGATTAAGACTGAGCTTAATAATTTGAAGGTCAGCCCCGACATCTCTCGTGCCATGACTGATCAACTGGATCAAATGGGTATCCAGATTGACCGAATTACTGGCCGCTGGGAAGCGGTGAACGGCGAAGAGGAACGTATGCTGAATCTGACCATTCAGGGTACGGATCAGATGCAGAGAACCGTCACGTATCTGCAAACCTATAATGCGGAGACGGGCGAAATCAATACCCATTTGACCAATGTGACTGCAAATCTGGAGCGTCAGCGCAGAGAGCAGGAGCAGGTAGCGGCTCAGGCCAAGAAGGACAATGAATCAAGGGTTTCATACTTGAATCGCCAAAAGGCTCTTTTGGCTGATATTCAAGCCGCTTATGTCGGTCAAACTTCTGTAAAGCCGATTACGGATAGCGCTCATTTGACAGCGCTGAATGATACTTACGCCGCAGTCAATGCCCGGATCGAGACCATGATTGCCGCCGAAGGGCGGCTGGATAATGTTCAACGCTCTAATCTGGAAGCTCAGATTTCCGGCTTGCAGCGTTTGGTCAAAGAGTACCAGAACGCCGAGTATGTAGCAACCAAGCTGAGAACAAAGGACATCGGTTCTATCAAGGCCGATCAGCTTTCCGGGCTGGAAGCCTTGGAGAAACGACTGGAATCTGCCGGAACACTGACCGACACGTTCAAGAGTAAGATCGACGGATTGAAGAAAACTTTGCAAGGCGTCGGCACCAAAGATCAGTTGGTAGCTTTCCTCAACAGTTTTGACCAGCTGAACAATGATGTGGCTGTCTTCCAGGAGCGGCTGCGTGGTGCGAACAAGATCTATACTCAGTTGATCTCTCTGGACAAGCAGATTACCTCTGTTCAGTCTTCTATGACAAAGCTGAATACCAGCGACGACAAAAACAAGTTGCTGGCTTTGCAAGGTCAACTGTCTGTGCTGAATAATCAGCGGGCGGCTCTGGAGGCACAGCTGGTTCCCTATGCTGATATTATTCAATATGCGAAGCAGGCGACGGCTCTTGAACAGAGTCGTCTTTTGAATGGTACCCAACTGGTTTATACCCAGATGGAGCTGGCTGACAAAGCGCGAGATTATGATGTCGCAATGCAGAGTATCCCGTCTACCATTGCTGATTTGCAAACGAAGTTTAGCCAGGTGGTGGCCCCCACAGAAAATCTCGTGCAGAATATGAGACTGCTCCGGGAGACAGCGGCACAGTATGGCGCTGATATGGGGGATAGGGAGAAGGTTGCGACATATGAGCGGCTGCAATCTCTAATTGGTACTTGCAGTAAGGAAATGTCTGAACTTCTCCGCGTCCAGCGTGGTGATGTCAACGACTTCAAGTTTACTCAAAACTTGGAGAAAGCAAAGGCGGATTTGGAAACAGTTGGAAGAACGTGGAGTGCATTGAAGCAAGATCCCGGTCTTAATGCGCAATTCCAACAGCTGAGTGAAAACCTCAAGCGCGTTGACAATCAGATGGATTTGAGAAAATGGACGGCGCAATTTAGCACGTTCAAATCTGAGGTCAAAGCTGCTGGAAAGAATATGCAGTCTTTGGGCGACATTTTGAAGAACAACGTAGGTAAGGTACTCCAGTGGGTATCTGCTACTACGCTTCTCTTCCGTGCGTTCCGGCTGCTGAGATCTGCACTTACTACGATCGTTGATCTGGATACGGCCATGATTGACCTGCAAAAAGTCACGACCGCGACCAGAGAGGAGTATGACCGTTTCTATCATAGTGCCAATGGCACAGCCAAAGCGCTGGGTGTAACCACTGAGGAAGTTATTTCTCAGACGGCGGAATGGGCACGACTGGGCTATGCTATGCAAGATGCCGCAAAGCTGGCAGAAAACTCTGCTATCTTTGAAGCTATTTCTCCCGACATGGATATTACCCAGGCGACAGACGGCTTGGTAAGTATCATCAAGGCTTACGACCTCGATGTTGAAGACTCTTTGGATGGTATTATCTCCAAGGTCAACGAAGTGGGTAATAAGTTCGCCGTGTCCAACGGTGATATTGTGGAGGCTATGACCCGTAGCTCTGCTGCTATGGCTGCTGCAAACAATACATTTGAGGAAACGGTAGCTCTGGCGACCGCCGCTATCGAAATCACAAGAGACGCGGCGACGGTTGGTAACGGTCTGAAAACCTTGTCAATGCGTATCCGTGGCTATGATGAGGAGACGGAGGAATACTCCGCAGACGTGTCCGAATTGACCGGTACGATTGCCGATCTTACTAAGGTCGCAAGCAATAATAACCGGGGTATCAGTTTGTTTGAGGCGGACGATCCCGAGACTTATCGTTCTACCTATGACATTCTGTCCGATATTGCGGATATCTGGGATGAGCTGACCGATAAGAATAGAGCTAACCTTTTGGAGGCTCTGTTCGGTAAACGGCAGGCTCAGATTGGTGCCGCGATTTTGTCCAACTTTGATCAGGCGCGTAGTGCCATCGTAAAGATGGAAGAGAGCGCCGGCAGCGCGGGACGCGAGATGGACAAGATTACGCAATCGTTGGATTATAAGCTGAATGCACTGAAAGAAACATGGGTTGGTGTGGCTCAGAACCTGTTCCAGACCGACGATATGAAGCTCGTTGTTGATGCTTTGAACCTTGTTTCCAACGGGATTGACCAGCTGACGGAGAAGCTGGGATTGTTTGGTACAATCGGTCTTGTTGGTGCGATTGCGTTGATTTATAAATTCCGTGCCGAAATGAATATGCTCCAGAGCACTGTCCTTCCGGTGACAGAGGCTATCAGAGCGTCTGGCGTGGTTATGGACGGTAGCGCCACAAGTGTACAGTATTATGCTACTAAGCTGATGGGACTTGATAAGTCTCAGCGTGCGGCAGCAATGAGCGCACTTGGACTGACTGCGGAGCAGAAGAAGCAGGTCATGACAATGACCAGTCTGATTGCTTCTGCACAGAGATATACGATCCAAGAGTTGGCGGAAAAAGCTGCTACGGATAAAACGACTGCTGCTACACTTGCCAAGAATATGGCGAAAGCTACCGAGAAGCGGACGACCGAGCAGATTACCGCCGCAATGATGACCGAGATTCTAAACTCCAAGAAACTGACGGCTGCTCAGAAGGAAGCAATCGTTGCTGCTCTGCGACAGACCGCAGCGAATGAGAAGCAGGCATTTTCTTTGAAGGTTCTCGGTGCCAACGCCAAGGCCGCATTTGCGGCGATGGCGACTAACCCCATGACATGGATTACCCTGGCAGTTACTGCTGTCATGGCTTTGGCTCAGGTATGGCAAAGCGTAAAGCAACGGGCAGAAGAAGCTCGTCAGTCTATGACTGAGGCTGCGGAGGTCGCTAACGATCAGCGCAATTCGCTTGCCGATCTGATTGCAGAGTATAAAGAGCTGGCAACTGCCGGCGACTTCGACTCTTCTGCCAGAGAGACGGCGAAGCGTATCCAGAAAGATATTACGGATCTGGTTGGGGCGCAGGCTGATAATCTTGATCTGGTTAATGGCAAGCTGGATGACGAGATCAAGAAGCTCGACAACATTAAACTGCAAGCAGCGTATGACGCCAGAGATACTTTGGATACCAAGTACCGTGACGCAATGTCACGATATAACCAAGGTATCAACGCTGAAGGTTCTGGAACGAATTTCCTTGGCGTTGTTACTGACGCAGGTGGCATTGACCAGATTTTGCGAAAGATCGGTTATGTTAATGATGCGTGGGAAAATGTCAACGGGCAAATCAGTATTAGCTATGCACTGGCAGGAAAGAACGCAGAAGAAGTCCTGGCAATGTACAAAGAACTCCAGCACGTACTTTTGAGTGACGATAGTTGGCAAAGCATGGCTGATAGCTGGCTTGGGGACTCATCCCAAGATGTCCTCAACAACGTTCAGCGGCAGATTGAGTTTTATCAGGGACTCGTAGACGATTATAACTCCGCTCAAGAGAACTTCCTCAAAAATGAGGCGGTCATTGACCTTGGAGAGACGCTGAAAACTACTGATATCAATACTCAGGATGCTTTCGACGGATATATCCAGGGGATCAAGGATAGCACGGAGTATTCTGAGGCATATAAGAAGATCCTTTTGGAGCTTGCCAACGATACCTTCCCGGAGTTCAGCGGAGCAATGCAACAGGCCACAAACAACGGTGGCACTTCTGTATATATCGCACAGCTGGAAAAACTGACCGATGTTATTTCGGGGTTGCGGTCTTCGTATGATGCTTTGGCGTCTGCCGAAAGTGATATGGCCGGTGGCGGCGGATTGTCTGCTGAAACTATTGAGTCTCTTGCCGGTGCTGAGGAAAAATATCTGGACTACCTCTACGAGGAGAACGGCGTCGTAAAGCTCAACACAGCGGCATGGAAAGAAAACGCTAATGCTAAAATGCAGGGCGAGATGGACGAGATCCAAAAGGAGATCGACTCGCTTCAAGAGCGTAACGCCGCCCTGCAAGAGAGCATTAAGTATTACGAGGAGCAGCGTAACCTTGGCAATGATGGTGGTCTGTGGTCGGGCATGATCGGCAACGCCACAGAGGAAATCAAGAAAAACAACGAGGCGATTGCTGAAAACCAGGGCAAGTTGGCGATCTACAGCAGTTTGTACGGTTCAATTACCGGTGATCTGGACGCATATACTTCTGCCTTGCAAAACTTCTCGAATGTTGCAACTACCATTGATACCATCTCTGATTCTTTCCAGACGCTTGCGGATTTGCAGGCTGAGGTAGCCAACGGGTTTACCATGTCGTTGGATAAGGCTTTGGAGTTTGCCAAGGTCTATCCTGAGATCATGAACAATGCCCAAGTAGCGGCTGATGGTCAGATTATCCTTAACGAGGGCGTAGTAAACTCTTTCATTCAAGGCAAAAAGGCTGAATTGGATGCTCAGATTGATGGGCAAATCGCCCAGCTGGAAGCTGAAAAGGCAGTCTTGCAGGCCAAGATGGAAGCAGCTCAGACGCAGCTTGACCTTGCCAAAGCGGTTGCTGAGGGTGAGGGAGATATCTCAAAAGAGCTGGCGGAGTATCGGATCAATGCCGGTAACGCTGTTGCTCAGGCTCTGATTGATGCTGGCGTTGATGAGGCGACTGCGTTTAAGCTGGCGGCGGCTGCTATGGCTCAAAATGCGGAAGAGTTCAACCGGGTAGCGGCTGAGGTCTGCACGGATGTAAATGGTAACTTTAATCAAGCTGCCTATGATCTGGCGCAGACGATGTACAACAACCTGACCAGCGTAAAGACGGATCTTGCTTCTGTCGCAAAGCAGGCACACCAGACAGCTAAGGCTATTGCTGGTGTTGCAAGCGGTACAGTAGTTGGATCGGCTGACGTACAAGGTGGGTCTGGTGGTGGTACTGGCGGTAGTGGCATTAAGCTCAACCTGACAAGCGGTAGCTTTAAGGGGACAGAATATTCCTACACCGCTAAGGAAAGCAATCTGGAGGACTTTATTTCCCAGATTGAACTGGATGTTTCCAAGTACCAAGACGCGATCAGCCAGATTGATGGACAAATTGCGGCTTTGCAGGCGTTGAAAAATGCGCCTTTGAAGAGTTTCAAGAGCGATACGAAGTCGGGTAGCAGCTCTAAGAAAGATGTCGAAGAGTATGTCGCTACCATTGACGACTATCGAGAGGCGGTTGAACGGCTGCGCAAGACACAAGAGGCCAGAGCGGAGCTTGAAACCAAAATTGATAACTCTGACGATTTGAGAGAGAAAATCCTTTTGGAGCGTCAGCTGATCGGTGCCTATCAGCGTGAGCAAGAGGCGCTGCAAAATCTGAATGACCAAAGGGAAAGCACGATCTCTTCCGGCGCTAAGGCGCTGCGAGATCTGGGGTTCGAGGTACAGTATAACGCCGATACCAATGAACTTTGGATCGCAAACATGGAGCACCTGAATGAGCTGGTGGCCGATAGTAAGGGCGGATACGACACTCTGCAGGAGGCCACAAATGGTTTGAGGAAGGAAACTGAGGATCTTATCAATTCTCTGACGGACTTGAACGAGGAAAATCGTGACGGTTCGGAAAGTTGGAAAGAACTTGGACAGGATATCAAGGAAGCCCGTAAGCAGATTACGGAGCTTCTGGATGGTATCGTTGAAGAGGCTTCCGACGCGGTTGATACTATCCAAAATGTTTATGACACACTCCATGACGCGGCGGACGAGTATGCCCAGAGCGGGTTCATTACCGTAGATACTTTGCAGAGTATTATCGGGCTTGGGCAGAAGTACGTAGCGTACCTGATTGATGAGAATGGGCAGCTTGTCATCAACGAAGAGCGCATCCAGGCGGTTATTGCCGCACGGACGCAGCAGATGGCGATTGAGAGTTCTTTGGCCTATGTAGAAGCGCTTCGTATGGCAAAGTCTGAGGGCGATATCGCAACTCTGAATAATTTGCTGTATGCAACCGAACAGGCTACTAACGCAACTTGGGGATTGGTCTATGCAAATCTGGCTTTGGCTGGACTGGACGAAGATCAGTACCAAGCGGCGTTGCGGAATATCAATGCAATTCGGGCTATGGCAGACAGCGCCGTACAGAGCATTGGTAAAACCGTGGGTGGCGTGACGGACGAGTTAGAGGAGATGCAGAACGGATTGAACGACATCCTCGATTATGTAATGGATATGCTGAAACAGCGTATCCAAGATCAGATCGACGGATTGGAGGACATGAAGGATGCGTACTCTGAAATTATCGACCTGAAGAAGCAGTCATTGGAGGCCAGCAAAGACGAGGCAGATCACCAGAAGACCATGGCATCTAAAATGCGTGAGATTGCGAAGCTGCAAGCTCGTATTGATATGCTTTCTCTGGATGACAGCCGCGAAGCTCAGGCTGAAAAAGCTGCGTTGCTCAAAGAACTGAGTGAGCTTCAGTCTGATTTGGCCGATGAACAGGCGGACAGAACACTGGAGGCTCAGGAGGACGCTCTGGATAAGATGGAAGAGTCCTATCATGACGAGAAGGATAAGGAAATTGGGATTCTGGAAGACAGTATCTCTTCTCATCAGAAGCTCTATGATATGGCAATCTCTTATATCGAGTCTCACTGGGATACGCTGTATAGCGAGCTGATCAGTTGGAACACGCAGTATGGTGATGTGCTGAACAGTGATATTACGAATGCTTGGGATAACTGCTTGGCTGCTGCACAACGGTATGGAAGTTACGTGTCTGCTCTGGGAAGTATCGGAGGAGACATCAAGGCCACGCAGTCCAGCGGAACAAATTTCCAAGTTGGGAATGCTACCTACGACAATAGCTCCAGCGGCGAAGATATGATCCATGCGATCATCAAAGAAATGTATGCAAACAGCAAGCAGCACGCTTATGAAGATGCTGCCGGCAAGCTCTATCTGAACCGGCGCAATCTTGAGCTTGGCGCACAGCTGGCACAGTATGGCATTACTGCGGTGCGCGGCAGTGATGGTGTTTGGTACGTAGATCGCGTGGGTGGGCAACTGCTGTACGATAAGTACAGAAAGTACACCTATCATGAGGGTGGCATTGTCGGCGGAGGAGATATCAAGTCCAACGAACAACTCTCTCTGCTGAAAACCAAGGAGTGGGTATTGAGCGAACAGATGGTGGACAATCTGACCACACAGATGGATCGTATCAATATGCTCTCTGACGCAATGAGTGATCTGCCGGATTATGCTGGCAAGTCTACTTTGTCTGATGTGATGAAGCAGGTAGGCGGCAGTAAGACGGTAAATAATATCACCAACAACAGCAGACCCATTGAAGTGCAGATTGGCGATACGATCATTCATGGTGCCGACCAGTCTACGGTTGATAAGCATATCAAGGTTACACGCGATATGGTCAATCAGATTGGACGGCTCATTGGAATCGGGAGATAAGATTGGGACGCCCGAAATTGGGCGTCCCTTTCATATAGCAAGGAAGGGAAGACAATGTTCAAAAGCTATGAATTTACCTATGCTGGTATGCCCGCTTCCATGTTTGGTATGTACATTGCGGATATGTCCAGCAATAAACATAGTGCCAATAGTTTTGGCAATAAAGCAAATCTGGTGGAGACGCGGCTGGCAAATCGTGTTGCGCCGATCCACTATGGTGTGCGATATAACGATAGTCCGTTGAGCTTTACGTTGATTTTCGGAGCAGATCATAAGTTGGATCGCTATGAAATGCAGGCGGTTTCAAAATGGCTGACAGGGTATCAGGAGTACCAATGGCTCAGTATTGATCAGCCGGATATGGAGCATATTCAATTCCGGTGTCTCGTTCAGGAACTGACGCCTATTCATCTCAGCTGGGTGCCTATGGCGTTTGAAGCTAAAATCATCTGCGACTGCCCATATGGATATAGTTATCCATTTGCGAAGACCTATCAAATCAGCGGGGGAACAGCGGTGCGGTTTTACAACGACAGTACCTGCATGGAAAAGTTGCGCCCAGAAATGTTGGTCACTCTTGCTGCCGGCTGTACCAGTTTTGCAGTAAAGAACAAGACGACCGGAGCAGAAATGCGGTTTGATAATTTGCCGGGAAGCAGTTTGTCTATCCGTGTTGACAATGAGAACCAGGTAGTTACCGAGGAAGTTTCTGGCTACGATCTTTATGAACACTTCAATTTTGTGTTTTTGGAGTTGGAACCCGGAGACAATGAATTGGTATTCACTGGAACTGGGAGCGTAACGATCAGCGGTCGATACCTTTATAACGTCGGAGCATAAGAAAGGAGGCCAGAGGTGTATCTGGATTATTCTAAATTGGAAGCCAGCCAGATTAAGCAGCCCGCTTTGCGGTTGCAGACTCTGGCCGGTAAAGAGCTTGGGGTTATCCCTTGGGTCAGCAACCTTAATTTTGAATTGAACTATGCGGATGTAAGCCGCGTTGAGTTCGATGTTCCTCGGCATTCCGATGGGAAAATCAATCCGGTTTATCATTTGCTGACCAGCTACAAAATGCTGTTTACCGAACAGCTTGGTATCTACATTCTTCAGAGGCCGGCTACATCAGGTGACGGTGTATCTGAGGTAAAGCATATTACCGGATACTCTATTGAGCAGCTTTTTGAGAAAAAGAAACTCTATTTGGAAGAAGGAACGTATAACTTCTGGAATCCTGTTCAGCCGGAGGATACTATTCTGGGCCGTATTCTGGAATTGGATACGACATGGAGTATTGGGTATGTTGACCCCAAGCTGATTGGATGTTATCGCACCTTTGACGAGTACGATAGCGACGCCTTGAGTTTTTGCTATGGCAGTGCTATGGAGAAGTATAACTGCACGATTGTGTTTGACGTGTACGCCAGGACAATTAGTGCTTACGATGCGGGCAAAAGCCGTGGAACCGTACCTATCTATCTGAGTTATCAGAATTTGGTGGACGCGGTTGATCTGGAAGAGCTTACCGATGATATGGTGACAAAGCTCCATCTGTACGGATCGGACGACCTGAGTATTCGGGATGTAAACCCGATCGGCACAGACTACATGGTAAACCTGTCATACTTCATTTCCAACGGCGATTTTGATGTGATCGCCGAGGGCAGCACAGTTACTTTGGCCGAGCGTGTCAAGAGCTGGAATGCTGCAATTAAAAGCAACCAAACTCACTACACCAATCTGGTAGCAGCACGGGCATCCAGAACCGCCCAAAGGCTGGCGGAGGAAGCGACACTCGCTTCGCTGAAAGGCGATTTGGAAGTCCTGACTACGCAACAAAGCGTAATTATCCAGGCAATGGCTCTGGAATCCACTGCCGCTGGAAAGACAAGTCAACAGCAACAGCTGACAGAGATCAATGAGAAAATCTCTGCAAAGAACTCTGAGATTGAGGCGCAAGAAACAGTGATTGCGAATTTGCAGGCAGAGATTGATCGGTATACCACTGATATTCAGGGTGTTGTAGAGCAGCTGTCTATTTCCAAGTATTTCACAAAAGCCGAACAAAAAATCCTCAACCACTATTTGATTGAGGGCGAAGCGGCAGAAGAAACTTTCGTTGCGACCGATGTAGATACATCGGCTTCTGGTGCCATCTCCACATTGCAGGGGGAGGTTACATTGACCGGGGCTGATATTGCACAGGCAAGTCTTAACGGTAAAAGTATGTATGCTATTGCGGGCGGCGTTTTGAAAATTGCCAGCGCAAAGCTGACGGCAGACATTGTGCGTGGTACTTTGGAGGTTAACCCAAGTACAAACGAATATGTACTGACGGTGTACATGGGATCTACGACGTTTGATGAGCATAGCTTCCCGAGCGGACTTGTTACTGCATCCGGCATACTTTCTCAGTTCAGCAGTGATATTTCTCCTGTTTCTCAGGATGGGGTAACGGAGAACAAAGGCACCCAGATTTCTTTTGAGGCGGGCACATCCAAGCTGTTTTTCACAGTAAATGTGAACGAGTATCAAAAATATTCTGTGGCGCAAGAGCTGTACGCATTTGGCGAAGAGCTTTTGGATGAATGGGCATGGCCTGTTTACGAGTTTTCCATTGATACGGCTAATTTCTTGTTCCAGAAAGAATTTGAGCCGTTTAAGAATAAATTGGAGTTCGGCAAGAGCATTTATCTGAACGTCGGTGATGGTGGTGTGATCGAGCCGAAGCTGATCGGGGTAGCTCTGGACTTTGAGAACCCCGAGAAGTTGACATTGACCTTTTCTAATCGTTTCCAAAAACGTGACGTAGTTGCGAATTGGCTGAGTGAGGTCAATAAGGTCAGTGCGTCCAGCCGCAGTTTTGATACCAGCAAATACCTCTACAACAGAACTGCGAATAAGACTACTCAGGTTTCGCAGTTTATGGAGAACGCCTTGAATGCGGCAGTAAACACCATTATTGGCGCAAGTAATCAGAGCGTTGTGATCAATGGTGCGGGTATCCAAGTGGGCGGTGACAGTAAGTATCAACTGCGTATCGTGGACAACATGATTGCCATGACTGATGATGGTTGGAAGACTGCTAAACTGGGTATCGGTCGGTTTTACTCCGATGCGAAAACAGGTCTCAAAGATGATAAGGGTAACGATATCCTGATTGGAGAGACATGGGGTATCAATACAGAACTGCTTGCGGGTAGTCTCATTATTGGTAACAACCTCGTCTTGGAGAACGCCAACGATAACGGCGTAATGCAATTCAAGGTGGACGCCACCGGAGCGTGGTTGTATAACGCCTCGTACATTATGCAGCATGACGACGGTGGCCTGATGATCTTCGATCCGAAGTATGGTATCGTGGCCGGCAATAAGCTCCTGTTCAATACTAACGGTACAACCGTGACCCCGGAGTTTATTGACGATTGGGGCGATATCAAGTTCGATGCGGACGGTATGCCTGAGAACGCAAACTTCTATCTGGATCTTCGAGACGGCAGCGCTTATTTCAGAGGAAGAATCAAGGCCGACTCCGGTTCGATTGGCGGGTGGGAACTGGCCGAGAATGAGCTTCATTGTGGATCAAACTCTACTTTTGTTGCCCTCAACTCTTCCAAGGATACCAATTCGCTGTATGCGATTTGGGCGGGTGCTACAAAACCTGAGAATGCAAAATTCTGGGTAAAGCGAGACGGCACACTGCACGCAAGAGATGGCGAGTTTAGCGGTACGCTCTCTGCCTCAAGACTGAGCGGAAATCTGACAGCCGATCCACAATCTGGTGGATGGCTGAAAGGCTGCGGTATTGATGTAAACAACGGTGCGTTCTATGTCGATCCGTCCGGCAATGTCACTATGAAGGGCAGCATCAATATGGCGGACGGCAGCATTACTTGGGGCAGCGGCAACAGCCCGTGCTTGGTGTTGTATTGCAGTATTGCCGCCTCACCTCCTACCGGGTCATACAACTCGTATCCGTCCAGGGGAAGTACCAGTTGGCACAAGTCTATCAATGACGGAGATCTCTATGCTTCTTATACCTACGATGGCGGAGTGACCTGGACTTCGGCGATTAAGATTCGCGGTGAAGACGGCCAGAATGGTAAAGACGGCCAGGATGGTATGGACGGAAGCGATGCGACCGTCAATGAGCGAAACGTTTTTAATGTTTTGACAAATGGCGGTACAAAGTTTGGCGTTTTTAGTGATTCTTCGACGCGCAAGCTGTATATCAATGCAAACTATATTCGTGCAGGTCAGATTGACGCTGATTTGATCACTCTTGGCAGTGATTATGGTGGATTCTGTTGTGCGAGGGGCAGCGACGGCGTGAGTTTTACTTACGGCGCTAAAATGTACGGAAGTGATGATGAATACTACTTTATTGCGACCAACAAAGGTGTGCGTATGCAGGCACCGGATCATGGTTTTACCATTACAAACAATGGTTTGTTTGCTGATGAAGAGATCTCGGTCGGATCTGATAGGAGATTGAAGCAAGCGATCGAGTACAGAATGGACAAGTATGAGAATTTCTTTATGAAGCTGAAACCTGCTCAGTATCAGCTAAAAGCTGGAAAGTCTAAGAGACTTCATACTGGATTTATCGCGCAGGACGTTGAGCGTGCATTGTTGGAAAGTGGTTTGACGACGAATGACTTTGCCGGCCTGACAATTACTCCTGTCCAAGAAGTCAATCCCAAAGACGGTATTGATGACGTTTTCTATCGCCTGCGGTATGGGGAGTTTATCTCTTTGAATACCTACATGATTCAAACGCTTTATCGTCGCATCTCCGAACTGGAAGAAAAAATCAAGTCTTTGTAAGGAGGACTATATGAAGGATCAAGTTATGCAGCAACTGGGATTCGTGCTGAATGCGCTGAACAATGTCTATGTAAAAGGCAAGGCGAATTTGGCAAATCTGAGTGGTAGTATCGCCATTCTCGAAGAGGTTGCCGACGTTTTGAACAATGCGGAAATTGTTGAAGCTACTTCAAAATCCGCTGAAAAATAATATTTGAAAGGGCGGTGATAGGTATGAATTGTGATTACAGCCCTTACTCACTTCCTACCATCGACTTTGTGGGAGGATCAACGCAGGAACTTGTGTTCCACACGTTCTTTTCACAAAACAAAAAGCCGTTTGATCTATCCTCCTGTACGGCCAGTTTTGCGTTGATCAATTTTGTCAACAAAAACGGATCACCGCTTATTGCCAAACCGATGGAGGTTAGTAAGAGTGAGGACGGCGACGGAACTGTAACAAATGTTCTGCGTGTGGTGTTGCTGCCAGAGGAAACGGTAGATCTGGTCGGTAAGTTTATCTATCAGATTACTATTCAGGATATCTCAGGGGAAATTGAGATCCCGGATCAGGGTATTATTCGCATTGCGAACAATATCAACAAAAGTTTCCCCCATTAAGCAACAAAGAAAATCATTGAGAAAGGATGAGAACGATGAATACGACCTATTTTCTGAATTTGGTGTCAGGCAACGTGTTTGGCTCCAAGAAAACCCCGGCTTTGCCTGAGAAATATTATCTGGGTCTGAGTAGCGCCGCGCCTGCTCTGGATGGCAGTGGCGTTGTTGAGCCTGGTGAGGGCGCCGGCTATGCTCGTGTAGAGCTGACTTCTTTGAGCGCCCCTGTTAATGGTGTCGTGACCAACAATGCTGCGATTGATTTTGCGGAGAGCACTTCCGAGTGGGGCACTATGACCCACTTTGTTGTTTACGATGCTCTGACTGGTGGCAACCTGCTGATGTACGGCGAGCTGTCTGCAAGTCGTCGTGTTGAGGCTGCAACCATCATGACCATCAAGCTGGGTTCTCTGAACCTGTCTGTGGTGAACCCGACGGCATAAGGAGCGATAGGAGATGAAGGAGTACGATATTTTCCTGAAACAGCGTTTGACTGAAGGTTCAATCATCGTTTACTCCCTCCCATTTCGTGATGGCGTATCAGCTGTAAACAGAGTAGTTTTGCGGGCGATGCTGTCATATTTCAGCCTGCAAAAGAAAATTGCAGTGGCAAATCAATCTGCTCTGTTGTCGGAGATCGACGAGATGCTGGCTACGGTCAGTGAGAAAATCGGTGATCAAGTTTGTCTGGAAGCGAGCGCCGCACTTACTATCAAGTATCGAAACGAACTGGAGCAGGCAGCGATGAGGCTGGATATCCCAGCTTTCACGCTGTTTGCCCAGAGTTTCTTTGCCTTGGAAAGTCAAATCGGTATCAAAGTTAGCCAGCCGATTGCTTATGCTAAGAGTTCCCTTGGCGATGCGCAGAGTGCAATGGCGATTGTAGCAAAAAGTCTTGCGGAACAAAAGCAAGTTTTTGACACTATTCAAAATCAGACTGTTTTTGGTGCAAATGATCTTGCATTTCGGAAACACGATTTTGAGTCAGGCAGTAGTGCGATCGGTATTGACCAGACAAGCCCGGAGCTGCTTTATCGCTATACAACAGGAATGGAGGCCGCATTTGCGATTGCGGCAAGCATTGGAGAAACAGAGTTCCACTATTCTCTGGGGGACGGTAGCAATGCAATCGGTATTGAGACTTCCGAACCAGAAACTATTGCAGAAAAGAAACTGCAAATTGGTAATGCTATCGAAGTGTTCTACGAACTGGTTGTCGAGACGATCAGCTTGTTTGCTGTGTCAAATGATGCAGAGATCCTAATGACACTGAATGCGGGCATGAAGCGCTACCGCCTGTTGTCAGATCTGGACGATAAAACCTTGGCAGAGATCGACGATATGACTCTGGAAGAGTTGGACTTTGTTGTACTTGCTTAGGAAAGGAGTAAGAAAAATGTCACAGGCACATTTGGGTTGTTTTAGCGGGACTGTGACGCCGAATGTCAATATGCTGGATATCTTCAAACAGAATGAGCGTGCGGATAATCCCAATAGCATTTTGAACTTCGGTCAAATGTCGCTGCGGAAGCTCAGTATGATTTGCCCAGAAGGAACGAAAGTGAAAATCAACGGGAAGGAGATCCCACTGATCACTGGTATTTTTGAGCTGGGCATGGATCAGATTAACATTACGTCTCTGGAATTTTCTGAGGCGGTTAATGTCAATATTTACTATATGTTCTGAGAGGAGGCACAATTATGGCTGATTTGAGCTGGATTTCTGCCTTGACTAATCAGGGCGGAGGCGGCGGTTCTTCTGGCGGTGTTTCTGACTATGACCAGTTGAAAAACCGCCCTGTAACAAACATTGCAGGAACCGGAACTGTAATCAGTGCTTTGGAGACCGGTGTTTACAATATCGAAGGTACGTGGAAACTTACACCCGATGATATTGAGCGTGAAACATTGGCTGATGACCTGTTCTATGTAATGAACAATGGCGCGGAAAGCAAACTGACATGGATCAGTGCTGGTCAGATTAAAACCTATGGCGTCCCCGTTGGCGGTACTGCTGCTGATATTACAGAAGGATCTATTGCTACTACTGAGGAAGTAGTACGCAATATGGTAGGAGTATTCTGATTTCGTGCCAGTCGAAAAAGCTGCAAAGAAAATCAATTTCATGCAAACGGGCAACAATCTGGATGCAGAGATGTTTTCTTTACAAATATATCAATCCACAATACGTGAGAAGAAAGGATGAAATGCTATGACTGCAAACTACAAACTCGTGTACCATGGTAACAAGGCCAACCTGCCTGCCGTTCGTGATGCTGGTAGCTTCTACCTGACTGACGACACCCGCGAGCTGTATTTCGGTGACAAGAAGTACGGTGAGGGCGTCCGTCTCTATACCAGCGCTGAGGGTAAGCCTGCCACTCCTGCCGAGGGCGTGATCTATGTCAATACCGATACCGGTGTTGGCGAGGTCTACAATGGCTCCGCTTGGGTTGTTGTGATCAAGGGTTATGCTACCGCTATCGGCGAGAACGCTGATGACAGCACTGTGCCTACCAGCAAGGCGGTGAAGGACTACACCGATGCGAAGGTCGCAGAAGTTGCCGGCATTGTTGATGGTCTGGGCGCTCTGGCAAAGAAGGACGAGGTGAGCGAGACCGAGCTGGAGGCTACCCTGAAGGCCAAGATCAACGGCAAGGCTGAACAGACCGATCTGGACGCCGCCAATGGCAAGCTGACCACTCTGATTGGTGCTGATGCCGGTAAGTCTGCCCGTACCATCGCCAATGAGGAGCTGGCTGCCCAGCTGATCCCTGAGAGCGCCAAGGAGTCTCTGAATACTCTGGCCGAGATCGCCGCTTGGATTCAGTCTCACCCCGATGACGCCTCTGCGATGAATCAGGCTATCACCGCCCTGCAGAACCTGGTTGGCACTCTGCCCGAGGGAGCTGTCAGCGACACCGTGGTTGCCTACATCAAGGAGTATACTGACGGCGCTATCGCCGCTCTGAACATCGGTGACTATGCCAAGGCTGCTGACCTGACTGCTGCTATTGGCCGCATCGCTGCTCTGGAGAAGGATACTCACACCCACGCTAACAAGGCTCTGCTCGACACCTACGATCAGACCAACGAGGATCTGAAGGACGCTGTTGCCAAGAAGCACAGCCACGCCAACAAGACCGAACTGGATAAGATCGTTGAGGGCGACAAGGCTAAGTGGGATGCTGCGGCTGCAAAGGCTCACGAGCACGCCAACAAGACCGAGCTGGACAAGATCGCTGAGGGCGACAAGGCTAATCTGGACGCTGTTGTTGCAGCTCTGACTGTCGGTACGTTCTAATCAGGGAATCCGGTAAACTGACCGAGGAGGGAGCGGCTTAGATGCCGCCCCTCCTTTTTCAATTAAAGGAGGTGTACAAATTGTCCCTATTCAACGTAAACCAGACGGTTGCCAGTAAAGCGCGGAATACATCTACGGTTCCGATCAAGGACAAGCAATTCCTTATCATAACTGATTCAGGTGACATCTTTTACGATTCTGACGGAACACGTGTTCAGTTGACGGATATCATCGTCCTGGACACAGAGTCACAACGTCTTGCGCTGACCTCACCGTTCGAGAAGTTCTACTTCGTGAAGGGATCTGGCGCTCTTTGGAGATATAACAACAGCTCATGGGTCAAATGTTCCGGTGGTGGAAGTATGTCGGTTGACAAGGTGCTGTCTGTTGCGTCTTGGTCAGACAATAAACAAAATATTGAGATTTCTGGACTGACGGCAGATCAAAACGGCATCGTGGGCTTGTCTCAGAGTGTGTCCATGGAGGAAAGAGAGGCGGCAGAAACCGCCAGCCTTTATGTTTGTGGGCAGCAGGACGGTTCCTTTACTGTCGCCATTGGTGGAGACAAACCTACGTGTGATATCCCGATCACGGTTATTCTGTTCGGTTAAGGAGGGATGAGCTGTGAGCCAAACAACGACGAACTATGGGCTTATCCTGGAAGACGATTCTTCGACAAAATTTAAGGACTGGCGTGAAGCAATCAACGGTGCATCTAATTCCAACTTCATTAAGGTTGATGAGATTTTGGCGGAGAAAGGCGGCAAGAGCGTGAGTATTGAATGTACGCTGATCGCCAGCTCATGGGTAGGGGTAGATGCTCCGTTTACGCAAGAACTGGCCGTCACTAATCTTGGTGCTGCGCAAAACGGTAATATCTCGGTCGCTCATAGCGCAACTTTTGAGCAACGTGAGATGGCACGAGATGCCAAACTCTGCGTAACCGGGCAGTCTGATGGAAAGCTCATTATCTCAGCAGACGGTGAAATGCCCGATATTGATATCCCTGTGGTAATCACTCTCCTGGGATAAAAGAAAAGGAGGATTCAATATGCCTATTCTTGGCAATTTCCCCTCTGGTGGTGGAGGCGGAACAGGCGGTCTGACCCTGGCCGCTGTGACAGATATTCAGACCTTGGCCGCTGCCGGCAAGGTTTATGTGAAGTGGACTGACCCTGACGATCTGGTTGTGGCCGGCTCCACACTGGCAGCATGGGGCGGCACTCTGCTGGTGCGTAAGGCAGGTAGTGCCCCTGTAAGCCGTCGTGATGGTACGGTAGTTTTGGATAGCAAGACTCGCAATGCGTATCAGAACGAATACTTTTGCGATTCTGGCCTGACAGACGGTGTAACCTACTACTACAAGTTCTTTCCCTACACTACGCAGAGTTCCTATACGGATAGTGCGGACGACGAGTTCAGCAAGACGCCCGCTCCTGTGGCAGTTGGCGATGTGTCCAGCATGAGTGCTGTTGCCGCTGGTAACGGCAAGCTGGCACTGAAATGGACTGATCCTTCGGCTACCGTGGTGAACGACGGTGTAACGCTGGCGACTTGGGCGAATACTACTGTGGTAGTTAAGGCGGGCGGTTATGCTACTGATCCCGACGACGCAGATGCGGCGTATCGGCTGGCGGTAACGACCCGCAATCAGTATGCCAGTAGCCCGTTGACTGTTACCGGCCTGCAAAACGGAGTGACCTATTATGTGTCGTTCTTCCCGACTTCTACAGATGGAGCGGTAAACACGGGCACTGCCAATCGTGTCACTGGCGTACCTAATCGGCTTGCGATCTCTACGGTTCCCAGTCAGAGTGGTAGCCTGACATATTCGGGCAATTCTCAAAGCCCGTCATGGAGCAACTATGATAGCTCCAAAATGACATTGGGTGGAGTTACAAGCGGCATTAACGCTGGAAGCTATAACGCCACCTTTACTCCCAAAGACGATTATTGCTGGTCTGACGGTAGCACATCTGCTAAGACGGTAAGCTGGACTATCGGTAAAGCGGCAGGCTCTTTGAGCCTGAGCGCGACGAGCGTAGTTCTGAATAGTTCAGCAAAAAGCAAAACAGTCATCGTTACCCGTGCCGGTGACGGCGCAATTTCCGCACAAACCAGTGACGCCAGTGTTGCTACGGCTTCTGTCAGCGGGAATGTGGTGACTATCCAAAGCGTGAACGATAAGACTGGTACGGCGAAAATCACTATCAGTGTAGCCGCTGGTACAAACCATACTGCCTCTGGCAGTAAGACGGTCGCGGTGTCTGCGGAGTTCCTTCCTGCTGTCGGAACTGCATTGAACGACTGCTCTTGGGAAGATATCAGCAAGATCGCTGCAGCTGGTTTGGCAAGCACATACTGGTCAGTCGGCGCAACAAAGACCATTACCATCAACGGTACAGTTGGAACGCTTTCTCTTTCCAACCTGTCTGTTGATGTTTTTATTTTGGGCTTTGACCACAACAGCTCTGTCGAGGGCAGCAACAGGATTCACTTCCAGATCGGTAAGATCAGCAGTAAGTTGATTGGCCTGATTGACAGTGGCTACAATAACTATTATACCAATGGTGCAAAGTATTTCAATATGAACCATTGGGGCAACTATAACTATGGTGGCTGGGCTGGTTGTGACCTGCGTTACGATGTTTTGGGTAGTACCGATGTGCCTCCTTCTGGCTACGGTTCTACTGTAACTACATCCAGAGTTGGTTATAACGCAAGTGCCACTTGTGCTACAAACCCTGTTGCGAATACGCTGATGGCTGCGCTTCCTGCTGACCTGAGAGCGGTTATGAAGGGCGTTACCAAATACGCCGATGCCGTTGGCAACAGCTCCAATGTGGCTGCGAATGTCAAGGCATTTACCGACTATCTGTTCCTGCTGGCTGAGTTCGAGGTACAGGGCACTCGTTATTATGCTAACCAGTATGAGCAGAATTACCAGAAGCAGTACGCCTATTACTCTTCCGGTAACAGCAGGGTCATGTATAGACACAACGCTACCGGCTCTACGGCGTGGTGGTGGCTCCGCTCTGCGTATTACAACGGCAGTAACTTTTTC